CGGCCTCATTCTAAGAAAGTAACATCTTGTTTATTAGTCTCGTCCGTGGGTACACAGTGTTCTCCGATGCCCTTTTGTCTTTGCAGATTTAAAAAAGTTTTTTAGCTATATACAGTATCTGGGTCCATGTTAACTAACGTCCAACATGTCCACATGCTCTTAGTGGACATTGAAAGTTAACCACCACCCAATATTTCCATACACTCTTTTTCGTTGTATAGTAAAAGTCCGCAGCTTTTGAATTGGTATTTAGATCTATAGGCTTTGGGGCTATATAAAAGTAGCATGTGAACTTTATGACCTTATCTGTTTATTAAAGCTCGATTGGTGTTATTTTCATAATGTTTTATTGGTGATAATGGGATCACAAGGAGTATTTCTGTACAGTTTCCCAACTTCAAGACTTACACCACAAGAAAGCATACTGCTTGAGAACTTGCATAATGGGGACTATAAACTTCCTGATGACTTCAGGGTCGAAGTGGAAGATGCATTTATGGTTATTATAAACAACTTATTACTAGATACTCCAGTTGCTCATAGATATAAGATTAAATTACTAAGAGCAGTCAGGAATATTATTGGGGGATCATCTCATGAAACTTATGTACCATTTCGACGAACAGATGGCACTAATAAGTTTTATTTCATGTATGGTCCCAATGTGCATGATGTACCTACGACATTATCCGATGATTTAAAGAATTTGGTTTCCACCTCACTTTTTAGCAATCCTAGCAAATACTTCAGCATTGACCGAATAGAGAAAGTGAGAATTCTAATCCTCAATGGAGAGTTGAGCAACATTGCCCCATTTCACATAGAGCTTATGGAAAATATACTGTGTAATAAAGTCACAGAGGTTCAGCCGCTGGACTTAGAAAAGTATGAACCTCATGAAATATACAGATTTGACGATTTTTCTGGGAGCATAGGTCCAGATGAAATCCAGTTTTGGTTTGAGGGTGATGGTAACCGAACCGGTGGGATAAAACAAGACAGCATACACACAAGTGATCTGTTCCAAGTTATTGGCTTTAATGATACAGGTCGCAAGTTCTTAGGTTTCAAGTGTGAGGAGGCTGATCATTGGTTTATTAGTGCAATTGCTGAGGATGGAGGCATTAGACCTGACAGTACGGGTATGATGGGTTCTGAGCGGGAGGCATACGAGTCATCTGCAGGCCTAGCGTTTGTGAATGCAAATATTGACCATGGGGACAATCAGTTATCTGTTTTGAGAAATCTGACTAACAAGTTGCCAACTGCATTGCCCATTTCTGCACATGTGGGGATTTTATATCACACACCACCACAGTTTCAAAATCTAGACGGAGAATACACTGTGCAGGTTGAAGATACGATGGTTCAAAAATTTATAGGATGTCAAACGAGTGCCTTTACATCAGCTGGTGTGCCAACATGTTTAGGATTTACGAGATTTAGTAATATTTTCAAGGAGGATGTCCCTATTAGCTACACTGGCAGTGTCTGTACAGGTCCAGCTGATAGATTTGAATTTGTCTCAATAACTCACGATACGTTAAAAGTTGTAGAGAAGAGTGGAGATTCTCTAAAAGTATTCCAGCTTGGGGCCTTTGATTATAAGCTAATGAACAAAGGGCATGAACTTTTAAAACATATGGACAGTGGAAGGGATGTTGTTATTTTGCTGAATATGTTGTATAATCTTACTAGAGAATTTGACACTACTCAAATTTATGGAATCTTTGGAAACAAGAACTGGAATTGTTTAAATATTCATAAACTGTCTCAGGCATGTGGTGATAACTGTGGCATTGAGATTGAGCACGGTAACTTACCTCTGGAAACACAAAGAGCATTGAAACGCTGGAGTCCTAGAAACATGGAACATAATCACAATGTGATTGAGAGTTCATGGCTTAATATAGTGAGTAGGGTAGTGTATATCACTATCAGGGACACCAATGACCAGGTTACAAGCCGCAGGCTGAAGATGATGTGTAGAGCATTTGGTTGCCCAATTTTGTTTCTTGGAAAGCTTACTAGTTCTGTACATGACATTATTGTATCTGGAATGTTTCATGATGTACCTACAAATATTACATTTAGGAAGACAATGCTTAAGAAGGGGAGTGATGAAAGGTTTAAACCTGTGAGGTGGGAGGCTCCTAAGGGTATAGGCGCGTCATCTGTAATTGGTTACAAAGGTGATGTGAAATCTATACTTCTGACTATATTACAACATCCTACCGTTGGCTGTAAAAAGTACTTGGTATTCCATATGGACAGATGTGGAAATGGACACATTGCTCAACAGCAGGGAGTTGGGCCTTTTGACATTCCTGTCTCTGATTATTGCATTCAGATTTTGAATCTGGTACCACCTGTAGAACAAAGCACATATTGGATTGAGTTACATGATCACCTCTATGATATCTTTGATGATTACAATGAGAATGGAATGGATCAAGGGATACCACGGAACGTTTTTCAATATTCCTGGGAATATGGCCTCGCAATACAAGTTCCTGATGATAATAAAATCTATTCTGAGCCTAATATTTGGGGCATCTGTTCTGCCCTGGGAGAACAAAATGTAATAGCTCAAATAGATGCCAAGGCTGGAGTAGCATGGTCTATAACGGAAGCCCTATTAAATCTGTGCTTATCTCCAATGGATGCTCTAGAGCATGTAATTGTAACCATGACATTTGGTTGGCCATTAGTAAGGAATGTTAAAGCAGATGTGAAAGATGCAATCTCATTTGCAAAGGATTTCTGTGTGAAGCTTGGAGTTTCATTTGAGGTTGATTCTTGTAAACAGGTTAGGAATACGGAGAAAGGGTCAGCTGGTTCCAGATGTATTATAGCATGTGCCTCTTGTCCATGTATGCTTCCAGCAAGGAAAATCACCCCTGCTCTCGGTATGAGGGGTTCTCATTTGTTACACTTCTCTCTGACAAATAGTATCACTTCAATAGGTAGTATTTATACAGAGATTACTGATAAAAATTTTGGCGTTCAATCCTTGATTTTATCTCCTCAGTCTCTTAGAAAGCTAGTCCTATTTTTGATAGAACTAAAGAAAGAAGGTGTGATCATCTCTGGCCATGATATCAGTGACGGTGGTATGTTTGCATGCATAGCTGAGATGGTTATTGCTGGCGCCAAACAGGTCAAGATCACTCTACCTTCAGATACTAAGGTGGAGGAATTTCTATGTTCGCAAACACCTGGAATAATTATTGAGGTATCACCTGAACATTCAAAGACTGTTGTGTCACAAGCAGAATCTATTGGTGTATTATGTAAGGTTATAGGAAGTGTTATCAATGGATGGTCATCTGGTCTGGAGATTGTCCAAGGCTCTACAAGTCTGATGAAATTTTCTCTAAAACAGCTACAAACTAACTGGGAGCTTTATTCCAATAAGCAAAACCTCCTATTCAGGAATGAGGGGGAAGAGAACCTTGATGATTCTGTTTATGGTAACTATGAAATGATTTTACCAATTGATGCGTTTTACATCAGTGCATTGCCTGATGAGAGACATCAAGTGACAGTTTATCTTTTACCTGGATGTAATCGACCAGATGCGCTATTGGCAGCACTAACGGGAAGTGGCTTTAATCCTCGCATCATATCAACCACGGGGCAGAAAACCCTGGAACTGCCGCAGGATATGCTGTCCGATCCAACAACAGTTGGAGTTATTATCTATGGTACCCCCAACATATTGGACATTGAGAGTGGCATGAATGCAATGTCACAGTTTGTTCTGAGGAACAAACATATTCATAGGGATTTGAACAATATTGTAAAGAGGAGAGGCAGGTTTTCCCTAGCGATTGGCCCTATGGCATGTCAGTTGTTATTTGATTCAAGGATTATATCTTACAAGCAAGGGGAAGGATCTGTACCCAAGATTGTTAAAAACGCAAGTGGTCGCTATGAATCCAGATGGTTAAATTTTCACATACCTCGTGACACTAAAGCGGTGGCACTGCATGATTTGAAGGGATGTGTCCTACCTTGTTGGGCCCAGGGTACACATCTGGGATTTGGACATGCTGACCCAAATGTCTTTGAAGAAATGGAAGAAAGGGGACAGATTGCATCTTTGTTTCATGGACAGCGAGTTCAGGATGGGTCTGCTACAAAGTATCCATTAAATCCTTCAGAGGGGTACTCTTATGCTGGACTATGTTCTGAAGATGGAAGACATCTTGCAATTTTGTATGATCCATGTCTTGCTTTTCATGCCAGTCAATGGCAATATGTAAACACAAATAGTGTGGAAAATTTTGTTTCCCCTTGGAAAATGATGTTTTATAGGCTGCGACTTTGGAGTGTGGCTGTGAGGAATGGGGCTGATGTGCAGTCTAGGAATGATCTTGATCCGCAACATCGATTTGCCACCGCTGCCCGTCAATTTCCCTTTAATGACCTAAGAGGGGCGATACCAGCTGCAGGAGAACAGGTTCCTAATATGTTTATACCTTAGTAATGCTATTACTATTTAAATTGCAAACTAAGTAGATCCAGTGGATTAAAAAAAGTTGTTGCATTTATTAGTACATACCATTAAAAAGGCTTTATAAAGGACACCTTCTGGTTCCTTTGAACTTCAATTTCCAAGTACTCCTGACCATCGACCATGAGTGTCAATCATAGTTGTAAGGAACCTTCAATGAAACAAATTAGAGAACTGTTTAGAGAATTGAGTAAAAGTTCAGATATCATCAACAATATTTTGTGGGCTGTCCTTAATCCTCAACTTGACCACGAGTTGACTGTTTCCGAATCTCTGTTAACGTGGCTGGTAAAGCAATGCATTAAGGAAAATTTTACAGTTTTAGTTAAATGCCTGATTGGACTTCCTAATCATAATGCTGCTGAACAAATGAAAATTCAATGGTTGCAGGATCTGGTCAAGCTATCATATAATGATAATCAAGATTCATTTGAAAAACTTTGCGCTACTATAGCTATGGCTAGTATGTATATTATGTTTGTATTAGAAAATAAGCCTGAATATGTTAGCCTTGTTGCTCATATTCTTGGTAGTTTTTACCTGAGACATAGGATGCCATGGATGGTTAGCATTCAAGGGTTTTCTACTGGTGCTAGAAAAAAGTATCCTGGGTTATGGCTTTCAACTAGACTAAAGATGTATCTTAATAAATGCAACTGAAATAAAGTCAGCCTAAATATTGTCTATTGTGTGACTGTGTCTTGTGTTCATACATAATATTGTCCATCTTTTGAAATGGGCTTGCCTATAAATGTACCTGGAACAATTCGCCAGAAACTCACATGCATCTGGGAAAATGTCTTCAAAGGCTCAACAACTGCCTGGGTTTGAAGATAATCTTGCTTCAAAGTCACCTATTGGCCCCTGTGGGTATGTGTACATATATCCAAAGGAACACTTTTGCTATGATGAGGTTGCTTTACTTGGTGACAATTATGAACACTCTAAAGTCTTTTCTTTACCACTATTATGTGGATTAACTGTGGAAGATGGGTTTGTTACCAACGTTAAAGCTGTACATCAGAAGCTGGACATGACCACGGTATCTTTGAGATTGACATCTTTCCACAGACAGGTATTTGTTTTTCATAATGCCGACTGGTTTCCACCTATCTTTAGAGGACCTGGACTAGACAAGATATGCCAGGATGCCAGGAAGTTATTTGGTTACTCAGAATTTACAAAGAATGAACAAAGGAATATAAACCCTTCGGATTTATGTCCACCCCAAATGGGAAGTGATTCTTGTGTGATGGCTGTTGTCATCACAGAAGGGTTTAAGCAGAGACTGTATTTTGGAAAGCTGGTGGCTCTGAAGTCTCATATTCAGTCTGTCATTATAAACAAGACAGAGGTGTTTAGAATACCTCTATATGACGAGGATCTGTTTGTGCGACATGATAACCTGATACATTTCAACTGTCATGAGCTCAGCGAGTATCTGTACTATGCTTCATATACAGGCTTGGCTCAGGCATTTAGGATAAAAAATGTGTCTGGGTTGCTCAGTGCAATTCACACTCAGTTTACACAGGATAGATACAAATTGCCTAAGCTGTCTGACATCAAAGAGTATAGTTCTAGTGTAATCAACGGACAAGACGTGACTCTTATGATTATTGATAATGTTTGTACTGAATTGGCTTTGAGCTATGGCATGGGGTTTTTGGAGGCACCTCATGAGAAAAGTAAACTTTTGGATTTTTCTACATGGGAGATTTTTAGTTTGTGTGAAACACCAGAAGATAGAATGAATGCATTGACCAGATGGAATATCCAACAATCTGTTCATGTCCATGTGCAATTATTTTCCATCAACTCTGTGCTATATGTGACAAAAGTTGCAAAACAGTCCAACAATGCTAGGAATGATCAGAGTATCTTCAATTGTTACTACATGCAGCATGGGCTTGCGAACCTGTTGGAACAGACTTTTTCAGAAAAGGGAGCTGTAATATTTCCTGGAGTGCCTTCATCTTGCATGGATGGAAACGCCTATACAATTTTTCACTTGGCATATGCTGCGTCATTCTCAAAGAACAACCTTGCCAGAATTTGTTACTATTTACAATTTTGCCAACACCACAAGAGTACATTGCATCCTTCCTATAATATTTCTCAATATGTGGGTTCAGCTGCTGTTTCAAATGTTTGTCAGCAGTGCAAGGGTAATTATCCATGTGTTTGTATTAATACACTCTTTTACAGACTAAAGGACAGATTTCCTCCCATTTTGGCCAGTTCTAAGCGAGAACCCTATGTTGTATCTGGTGTAACAAATACTTTCAATGAGTTGGATTTTCTTGGGAACTTTGCAACATTTAAAGAAAAAGATGACGAGCAGCATCAGTTGGATGATATTCCAAAGTATACATACTGGCAGCTGAACCAAACTATCACAGAGAAACTGGAGGCCATAGGGATACGAGAGATAAATGGGAATGAAGATATTACTGGTATTGGGAAAATGTCAATAAAGGCATTTTTGGAAATTTTTAAAACCATTGATAGCATAGTGGATACAGAATCCGTGAAGTTTATAAACAGCCTCACCAAAAACAACATAAATTTTAGAGAGTCTATCAAGGGGATTTATCACATTATCCAATTCTGTTGCAATCCATACTGGCAATCGCCATGTAGTATCTTATTTAATTTATTTTGGAGAAGCCTGTTTGTTATCTTACAAGACATAGCATTGCCAATCTGCGCAATGTATGATGCCGACAATCCATCATTTGGTATGCATCCAAGCGAGTGGTTAAAAATTCATTATCAGACACTTTGGACAAATTTCAAGTCCTTCTTTTTGGATAAAGGGGTAATCACTGGGTCTGAGCTTAAGGTTGTCCACAGTGATATGTTTAGTGATTTCTTTGATACAGAGGCAGCCAGCAATAATATGCTATGCCCCTCCAAGGTACAGGTGCGGCTAACACGTGGCCATATCATAGTTCCCAAGAATCTAAAATTTAAAAATAGAATTTTGTTTAGTGGTGCTAGCATCTCAGACCAATATCAGACAGCGTTTCTGAAAACACTGTCAAAGAAGGACACCTATATCATCAATGGACCATTTATCAAATTTCTTAATGCTTTTCATTCATCATTGTTCCCAAATCTCAAAATATCTGCACTGTATCTCTGGAGCATGTTCTCTAAAAAGAGACAGATTCCGGTACTCAATGATGTTGATACAGATTTGCTCATGAATCTGTTTGCATTCGTGGATTCAAACAGTAAATTATTTGAAGAAACAAATTTATTTGATCTTATTCCAGATTCATTTATAACATATGCCAAACAGAGGCTGAATAATGCCATTCTCAGGGCATGTGGCCAGACACAGTTTTATGCGGGAACATTGCACGCCATAGTCTCAAAAATACAGATTGTGGACGGTGAGGAGTTTCCTCACATACTTGGGGAAACGCCACTGACATGTGTAGAAGACTATCTCTCGAAGATTAAAGGATGCAAGGCCATGACTGTTAACACGTCCCTAAGAGAATCTGCATCAGCAATTTCCAGGACACGACCAATTGTTACGTTGCCAATTGTTGTTAATAAATACACTGGAATTACTGGTAATGCACAGCTTTTTCAGTCTGGAAATGTGGGTTACTTTTTGGGACGTGGTGTTGATAAAAATTTACTGGGAGATACTTCTTTCTTCAAAAAACAGATAAATTCTTTTATGAGAAAGAGGTATATGTTTATGACGCCTATTGTGGGTAACCTAATTAAACAGAATTCATCACAAAGTATCAATCCATATGACTTTGAGAACATAAAGAAGAACATCCAGTCAATATTGGAAGGCCAGCATGACCATAAAGTATTTTCCAATGTGGTATGTGAACTCATAAAGGGATTTGGACATAAATGTAAAGACTTAACGCTGGATGATTTGCAGTTTTACCTTGGACAATTTTATATATTTGCTGAGAACATTCTAGAAAAGATTAGTATACTAGCAGAAATTGATGGTGCATGGACTGTTGAATGGGCTCTGGATATTTTGGAGTCTCAATCTACAGGATATCAGGATATTGAATTTATAGAGTTTACAGAGTCTCCCCGTTCAATTGAGGAAAATACAACTTTGAACATCCCTGCGGCTAATGTAAACAGAAAGAGAAAGATTGTGAGCCTTTTGGACAGTATAGATTTGTCATAGTTATGACACAGCATCTGGCTGCATTGTACTCACAAATATATGGGGTGTGTTTGGATGTTAGTATTTTGGAATATTGTGACCCATCTGGAGTTGATAAATGTGCCCTTTTAAACACCAAAAATAAAATTGAAGACATATATGATACTGTTTTCGACTATTTGATTTTGCAAAACCGCTCGGATTCTTCAAGTCTATCCTTAGAACTGGAACATCTTCTTGCAAATGTTAGGGATAGGTTACATGTGATATTGGGTGCACTGGGTGACTCGAATCAGTACTTTTCTAGGTTACATCTTGAGTGTAAGTGTAACTTTCATGAAAGGATTAAGATGCATTTTTACAATGGTTGTAGTATAGAGGTCAAAATGAACCTCATTAATGATGTGGAGGTGTTTTTTAAAAAGCTAAATAGTGTGTTTTATTGCATACCAGCAGAGAAAGCAATTTTGTGTTTACAGAACGTTTTGCATTTTTTGAGGAAATTGAGAGGAATATCTCCAGTCGCTCCGCCCGACTGCTACATCTCATCCATACCATGCCTGGAGTGTTTCAAAGAAATTACCATGATTCCAAACCAAGGAAAGTCCATACAAGAGATGCTTGTGAACTTTGACTGTCCTCATATTTGTAGACCTCTAAACTCTGAGCCAGTACAAGGACTTTTTGAGAATGAACTGAAACATACTGGTGTAAACGTCACCTTGGATATGAAGGAATGCCCCACAGATGGAGCCTCTACGCTTAAAATTATGGAGGAATCACTAAAGTGCCTTGAAGATCACAACATCTTTACAGAAATCCCCAAGCAGATGTGGGAAATTTCTAATCTCATCTACTGGAATTCAGCAGAAGAGACAACAGAAAAACACTGCCAGTGTTCACAGCTTACAAAGATACTGCAGAGAAATGCCAAGATGAACCAGTATAGGCGTATCCTATTCAAGGATAATCACTTTTTTGACACATGTCACCCACAAAGCATAGAGCTGCTTTTCTGTGGTAGCTTGTACAGCTCAACTGATGATGTCATCAGAGCGTTGAAATGTGACTGTTCTGCCACCTTTATGGAACAGCCCAAGTTTCAGAGTATGTTTCATAAAAGGAATGAATTGTTCACCAGACTTAGTAATCTTCTTTATGAGAACACCACAGGTGGAGATGATGATCACATAACCAGTAGTATGAACAGTGATGTAATACGCATTGAAGGAATGAAGGAGAGCTCGAATGAGCAGATTTTAGAAGAAGCTAGGTTACGCAAAGAGGCCTACTTACATAAAGTTTCAAAAGATGGAATGAAAAAACTTCAGGCATGTCTTGATGCACATTCTAACATTTTAAAGAATATATTAACCTTAAGGGTCTGGGGATCAACCATTTACAAGGAAGCATCACTTGTCCTGAACCATTTCTTGTTTAGACAAAGGTGGGTATCCGATTCTACGTGGATGACTGATGGTGGAAACACTTTGTTTGAAAACTCCAAGTTTATAAAGAACTCTCTTTATGCTACAAATCTAAGTAGGGAACATTTAGATAAATTGAAACTTTTGTTTTATTCTCTAATCAATGGACCTTTGACATCCACGGATGATCTGTTTCCTATTCCACAAAATGTCAAGCTTGCACATTGTCTGGACTCTGTTAATGCTATGCCACATCATAAAATGATGTTGGTTAATATGATACATTGTCAGTTAGAGCCCAAAGATTGGATAGATTTGAAGTTCAACAACTTTTATACTATTACTCAACATACCTTGAACAATATTCAATATGAATGTTGGACATATGTGAGAGAGCTGGTACTGTCAGTGTCTCTTTATAACATGGTGTGGGAAAAGAATGTTAGTATCTTTAGAACAGATTGTGATTATCGTCACTGCAATCCATGCACAATGAATGGAATTTATATAACATATGAAGAGTCTGCACCACTTATTCTAATTTACAATAATAGGAAGTGGATATTTAAAGACCTGTATGCTCTTCTATATACACATTTACAAATGTACAATGGCAGGTAGCTTAAAACTTAGGCGGCTTGCTCTGGCACTGTGGTGCCAGTTTCAAGTAGCTCTCTATGCGCTTAGTAAAGCAGAGAAAAGCGCAACGTCACCTGCAAATACACAGGCCTGGTCTACTGAAGCGCTGCCAATAGGTCAATATGGAACATACGATTCAAGCCACGGTGAAAGAGCAACCAGCGAAAACAGAGATGAAGAAGAGCATAATAAAAATATTTATGGATCACCTTCTACGTTTCCTTACAGAGTATGCAGTGCCTCCGGAGTTGGAGATATCTTTAGATTTCAGACCGACCATGTGTGTCCCGATGCCAGTGATATGGTACACAGCGAGGGAATTCTCCTAATTTACAAACAGAACATCATTCCATTTATGTTTAGAGTTAGGAAATATAGAAAAGTTGTGACAACAAGTACTGTGTACAATGGTATTTATTCTGATTCTATTACCAATCAACATACTTTCTATAAGTCCATCGAACCTTGGGAAACTGAAAAGATGGACACTATATATCAGTGTTTTAATTCCTTAAGACTAAACACAGGTGGCAATCTTCTTACTTATGTAGATAGAGATGATATAAATATGACAGTGTTTCTGCAACCTGTTGATGGTGTGACCCCTGATGTGAAGAGGTATGGCAGCCAACCAGATCTGTACCTTGAACCTGGCTGGTTTTGGGGCAGTTATAGAAGACGAACTACGGTGAATTGTGAACTAATGGACATGTTTGCAAGATCGAATCCTCCATTTGATTTCTTCGTTACAGCTACAGGCGATACAGTGGAAATGTCTCCATTTTGGAGTGGTGAAGATGATCATGAAAATAAGATGAACGAGAAGCTGTGGTTTCTTAGTGTGATAAATGACTACAAGGTGGTGGACTATCAAAACAGAGGGACTGTTCCCCTTGGAAAAACAAGAATATTTCTAGATAGGGAAGAGTATACATTATCTTGGGAAAAGCATCTAAAAAATATTTCATATTGTCCATTAACATTATGGAAAGCATTTTACAATGGAATCCAGACTGAGCATTCAGGCTCTTATCATTTTGTAGCCAATGACATCACAGCTTCATTCACCACTAGTAAAGAAGACATGAAAGATTTCAATACGACATATCATTGTCTCAACGATGAAATAAAGGCAGAAATAGAGAAGAAATATGCAAAAGTAAACTCCACTCACTCTAGATATGGAGATCTGCAATACTTTAAAACAGACGGGGGTCTCTTTTTAGTCTGGCAACCTCTTATTCAAAACAGGCTTCTAGATGCTAAGAACAAACTGAACAATGAGACAGTTTCTAAGAGGTCACGACGCCAGGTTGACTCCACTACTGGCCCAATGATGGAGGCAACTGGAAATGGAGCAGGTGGAGAATATAGCAGTGAAAATTCCATCACTGTTGCTCAGGTACAGTATGCATATGACAATCTTCGTACTAGAATAAATAACATTTTGGAAGAGTTGTCAAAGGCATGGTGTCGTGAGCAACATAGAGCTGCTCTGATGTGGAATGAGCTTAGCAAGATTAATCCTACAAGCGTCATGAGCATGATTTACAATAGACCTGTATCTGCCAAGAGAATAGGGGATGTAATTTCAGTGTCTAACTGCATTGTGGTAGACCAAACCAGTGTCTCCTTGCATAAAAGTCTAAGGCTTCTCAATGCAGCAGATGATAAGTGTTTCTCTAGACCTCCAGTGACATTTAAGTTTATGAATGATAGTACTATTTACAAAGGGCAATTGGGAGTCAATAATGAGATCCTCTTAACCACAACATACCTTGAAACGTGCCAGGAAAACACTGAGTATTACTTTCAGGCAAAGACAGACATGTACATTTACAAAAACTATGAGCATTTGAAGACTGTGCCTTTATCTTCGATTACTACCCTAGATACATTTATAGCCCTTAATTTTACACTATTGGAGAATGTTGACTTTAAAGTGATTGAACTTTATACCAGGGATGAGAAGAGGCTCAGCAATGTCTTTGATATTGAAACAATGTTTAGGGAATATAACTACTATGCTCAAAGGGTCAGTGGCCTCAGAAAGGATTTGCTTGATCTAAGCACCAATAGAAATCAATTTGTGGATGCATTTGGTAGTCTTATGGATGATTTGGGGGCCGTTGGGCAGACAGTTGTAAATGCCGTAAGTGGTGTGGCTACACTGTTTAGTTCAATTGTAACAGGATTTATTAATTTCATTAAAAACCCATTTGGTGGAATGTTAATGATTATTGTTGTTATTGGTGTGATATTTGCCATCTACTTTCTGACAAAAAAGACTAAGATATATGAGACGGCACCCATTAAGATGATTTATCCTGAAATTGACAAGCTGAAAGAACGTGAAGGAAAATCTGAAATACAGCCAATCAGCGAGGAAGAGCTTGAGAGAATTATACTTGCCATGCATATCCATCAACAAAATTCACATATGGAAACAAAAGCAAGGAAGGATCCTAAAGACACCATATTAACAAGGGCACAAAATATGCTACGCAAAAGACGAGGATATACTAATTTAAAAAATGCTGATTCTGTGGAGATGTTAAACACTTTATAACAGTGTCACTAAGGGCTAGGTGTAAATGTTAATGTACTTGGGAGTGATGACATACATTGAATATGTGCAATAACTATTATATGCCCTGCATTGTACAAATAAATTGATGTGAGAACTAAATCACTCGTGTCTTCAAATTGCTTCTGTCTAAGGTCAGATCTGCCCCCACTCAGCAATATGTCCTTCTTTAACCCGTATTTGAAAAGAGGCAATGGAAGGCAACGATTGGAAAAGAAACACCTCAATTTCACACGCCTCATTCCAAAATTCTTCAAAGACGGTGGAGGCGAGGATGGTGTCTACTCCATCAGTACCAACATCCCCCCTACATATTTCATGGGAGATCTAGAATACAAAGTATTTCCAACAACTAAAACCAGTATGTGGAACCAGACCCCCATACCGGCAAATACTGAATGTTTATCTGGAGAGTTGTGTTTTCATGTCTATGATATCATTGAGACTGTTTACGATAAAGATAGATGTGACGAGGTTCCCTTTTATCTTCAGACAGACATTATTCCATGTGGAATTGTACTTAAGCTTTTTGGGCGTACCTCTGATGATAGGAGTGTTTGTGTAAATGTTTTTGGACAGAATGTTTACTTTTATGCATACTCTGAAGCAGATAGTTACAACATCCATCACATTGTTCAGCAGACCATGTATGAAAATTCATCGAGACAGTGTAACTTTAATGTGGTAAAGACCAAAAGGAAGTTTTTGGATACCTTTGATACTGCAGAACACGAGGTGTACAAGATTACTCTATCATCCTACCATATGATGGCCATATTGTCCAATAAACTCAGGCAATGTGGGTATTTGATTTTTGAGGCAAATGTGGATGCTGTGTCTAGATTCATTACAGATAATGACTTTTGCACATTTGCTTGGTATAGTTGCAAGAGTGCTATGCCAAGACTTGGACAATTTCGAGATTCTTACACATCCCTGGAGTTTGATTGTAAGGTGAGTGATCTGAATGTCCATAGGGACAAAAATTACTGGCCTCATTACAAAATTATGGCATTTGATATAGAATGTCTAGGTGAACAAGGTTTTCCAAATGCCGCCAGAGATGGGGATATGATTATACAGATATCTTGCATTATCTGGACTCTGGGTCAGGATGATAATTATGACAAAATACTTCTATCACTTGGAACCTGTTCACCTATTACAAATACAACGATTTATTCGTTTCCCTCGGAACTGGATATGCTATATGCATTTTGTACTATGATAAGAGATTATGATGTAGAGATTATTACGGGATACAACATAGCCAATTTTGATTTTCCTTACATTTTGGAAAGAGCAAATACTGTGTACAATATCAATCCAGATGCATACACGAGGACAAAATCTGGAGCAATTTTTCAGGTTAATAAACCAAAGGAGGGAAACTTTTTAAGGTCTAATACAAAAGTGAAACTGTCTGGACTTGTGGTAATTGATATGTATATGGTATGTAAGGACAAGTTAAGTCTTTCAAACTACAAATTAAACACAGTTGCAAAAGAGTGCATAGGTGAGAAAAAAGAAGATATGTCTTATAAAGAGATTCCAGCTCTTTTCAAAGGCAATGCTAATGATAGGGCAAGACTTGGACTTTATTGTATTCAGGATTCCATCTTGGTGATGGATCTTTTAAAGTTCTTTATGACGCACATTGAGATATCAGAGATTGCCAAAATTGCTAATATTCCAATGCGAAGGGTCATCACAGATGGGCAACAGATCCGTGTGTTTTCATGTCTGCTAGCATCTGCCAAAAACAGAGGATATATTCTACCCATGCCTCAAAATGGAAATTTTCAGGGCTACCAGGGTGCGACTGTAATAGCTCCTCTGTCCGGGTTTTATAACACTCCAGTATTAGTGGTTGATTTTGCGAGTTTGTATCCCAGTATCATACAAGCTCATAATCTATGTTACTCTACTCTAATCCATAATGAGGACCTGCATAAGTATCCTCAATTAAAGGAGGATGATTATGAAACATTTTTGATTAGTTCTGGCCCTGTTCACTTTGTAAAAAAACACATATCAGAATCTCTTCTGTCGAACTTGCTCACAACATGGCTGGCCAAGAGAAAAATGATCAGAAAGGAATTGACAGCATGTGCTGATCCAAAGCTCAGGACAATTTTAGATAAACAGCAGCTTGCAATTAAGGTGACATGCAATGCTGTGTATGGATTCACTGGTGTTGCATCTGGTATGCTGCCATGTCTCAAGATTGCAGAGACCATCACTATGCAAGGAAGGGCCATGTTGGAAAAGACAAAAGTATTTGTAGAGAATCTGAGTCATGAAGATCTCCGTTCCATATGTAAGGTTGGCTCTATACCTCAGTCATCAAACGTGTTTGATAAACCCTTCAAGGTGATTTACGGGGACACGGACTCACTCTTTATAAACTGTCCCAAATACAACATTGATCAAATTGTCTTATTTGGAGATGAACTTGCACAATATATTACAGAAAGGCTATTTGTTAGCCCTATTAAACTAGAGTCTGAGAAGGTATTTGGCTGCCTTTTGTTGCTCACAAAGAAAAGATATATAGGTACACTTTCGAGTGGTAAGATTTTAATGAAAGGGGTTGACTTGGTGCGCAAGACTGCATGTACCTATGTACAGGAAACGTGCAGGGCTGTATTACATTTAGTACTCAATGATAACACTGTGAAAGAAGCTGCCAATCTTCTTTCCAAAAGGAAGATATCTAAGTGTTTCGAAGAAGGACTGCCAGAAGGATTTATCAAAATTATCGATATTTTGAATGCTGCATACAAAGACCTTAGTGCAAATAGGGTTCCAATTCAGACACTTGTCTACTCAACCGAATTAAACAAGGATTTTTCCTGTTATAAATCTTATAATTTGCCACATCTTGCAGTTTATAAAAAGATTATATTGAGAAATGAAGAGCCTCCTCAGGTACATGATCGGATTTCTTATGTTTTTATTAATGGAAAGGGATCACTAATCTCAGATATGGCTGAAGATCCAGCATTTGTGGAAGCCAATAGGATTCCAATCGCCAGTGACTTGTACTTTGATAAGATTGTACACGGAGTTGCCAATATACTTCAGTGCCTTTTTGAGAATAATACTGCAGCAACAGTAAACCTGCTTTATAACTTTGTAACCACCAGATGGAACCCTCACTAACAGATTTAGTATCAATGTAAACCTGAATAATTGTAAAATTAAAAAAATAAATTTTAGAATTCTATACTCTAACTTGAGTTGAATTGATTATTTCAAATACTTGTTATGAAATAAATATAAATAGGTATTACATATAAGGAATGCCACCATGGTAACCAAACATGACACTCTTATATGAGGAAATGATGCCCTTTAGGGTTTTGACCCTGCAAGTATACTCAAAGTTTGCTATCTTCCTTAACAGCTTCAACTGGATGGGTTGTGGGTTACATGACTGCAATGGAATTGCCAACTTCTCTTGATTTGAAAAATATGACCGGTAATCAAACATGCCCTGATGTGTATAATGCTGCTGTATTCTGGATAGGAAATGTAATACAATTTTTAGTAGTAATTGCAGCCTTATTTTTTCTTTGGTTGTTTGTATTCAAAGCTAGGTTGCGACCTACATCTAATATCTGGCTTGCATTCTATGTTCTTGCATACTTATTTGCTATACTATCTAGAATTTTGCAGGATTTTGCTGGCTGGACCTGGAAATGTGTCCTTACTGAATGCATGCTACTTTTTTCGATGCTTTTAACATCGGCTGTTGTGGTTGGTATGAGTATTGATCGGTGTCTTACATTATTCAGGGGAAGTAGAGGTGGAATGGCCCCATGGCAGATACTTGTCTTTGTTCTTGCATGCACAATATTATGTATGATATTTGCTGTTGCTAACTTTCTTAGTTTTGGAACTGATTATGCTGTATTGAGCTTTGAAGGTAATGAAGCCTTCAAGTGTCGCCAAGGTATAAGTGTTGAAAGCCTGAAGCTTAAGTTTATATTGAGAGGAGTTTACTTTATAATATGTTTGCTTATAGTGTTGTTGGTTACAATCTATACACTTTGGAAAATACTTCTGTCCAAACTCAAGCAAAAGAAAGCAGTAGCTTGTAACCTAATACTTGTAAACCTCCTCATATGTGGGACCTGGGTGGTGTTGATATTCTCATCACTTAAACAAGCTGCAAACCTTCAGGATACATGTCCATCGTCTTTTGCAACCGGTATCGGTGCTTACCTGATGCAGTTAACAGTTCTGTGCATTCTAGCTGTGTTTGTAGTTGCATCTCGGCATTTGAAAAGGGTTCTTTTGGAAACAGTGGTGATCTTCTGGCCCGGTAGTACGTCGTCGCAGTAGTAGAATGTCAGGTATGTAGCCTTACCTATTGGATGGTAATAGGCTTATTTGAATATTTGATTGTGTACTATGACAACTATTTCATTGATGTTCTTGTTTCTATTTAAATCTACAGCTATGGACATTGGCTCTACTACTCTGGACCTAGGCCTATGGACTCTCAAAGCTAACTTTGGACGCTTCATCTTGGTTAACAATTATGACATGAACTTTCGTCCTAGCACGACACATTTTAACCTGCCTTTCTCAGTTATGCATTTAGTTGATGAACTTGTTTCATTTGGACTAGTTCGATCGTTTTTTGATATTTCAGAGATACAAACGTCTTGTGCCTTAATGCTTCAATGTGGTGAAAGTCAACAGTATAGAATTCTACCCAGTTGTGTTCTTGATTATAGTACTGACATTTCTATTTTCATAAAAACCAATTCACGAACAATAAAGGCAAGAGAACTATCAATTGCTCTATTGTTTGTAACACCTATTCATCACTCCAAAGTATCATGTACCATAGCTACTTATCAGGGTGATGATGTAGTAGATATCAACCCACGATTAGATGTGACCTCTCGTGGAAATAAATGTTCTGAAATTTCAGGGTTAGCCAAGCGAAATGACAAGAATGTATATCAATTGTTAGTGAGGGGGAAATTCCCATGGGACTTTATGAACGTGAATGATATAGTATGTACTGACCATAATGCTGAGGCTGTGGCTGTTAAAACACTTTTAGTTGAGAGGATTGATCATGAGATGTTGCAATTCAGTATGACATTGTTTAATCCAGACAAGGATAATGTACAGGTTGTAGCCACTGTGGCATTTGACATCAGGCCAGAAATTGTTTTTTTACATTATTTTGGTTGGATTAGCTGTGGGTATGATTCAAAGGCTCTACCCATTTATCTAGAACAGCAAAAGACAATAAAGCCATATGAGAGCATTAAGGTCAAAATTAAAACAATGTATGCTGCATATGACTCATCTTCCAAAGGAACAAAGATTGCTATTTGTGGTTTAAGTGAGTCGTCATTTTGGATCGCAGAATCTAAAACATGGCAACCGATGACACCCCTTGTGCTAACTATTCACAATATAAGTGATAGATGGGTTACACTCAATGACAACCAGCCAGTGGCTCTAGGGCTAATAATCAGTTGCCAAGACAGTGTCTGTAAGGCGGCGGATAGTATATATTTTGATATTGGAAATAACTCACTACATTGGCAAGAAATTAACATTCCAGGTGATCGTTCCATATTCACATGGCCTCATCATATTGCGCGACGTGAACACTGTGAGCAAGAGTGTATGATATATTGAAAAATTTAAAAATGGATGTGATGAGAACTTCGCTGACACAAACATTGAGGAGGTCGACAAAACGCTTCAAGAGCCAGAACACTGAGACTGTGTGGACATTTACTGTTTTCAACACATATGTAAAATTTATAAATAATAAAGGATTTAAACTCACCTCCAATGACACCCATTTACCAACCTGTTCATGCTTGACTGAAATATTACAGGATGTGATTCCTGGTTATTTCTACAGCAGCGAACTGATAAAATATAAGCAGACAGTTTTAAAGTTTTTAATATTTGGGCATTCTGATAACCAAGTACCCACCAACTTACAGTTTCTTACAAACTCGTTTTCAGAAATTAATATTGAAGTCAGCCACCCACAGTATGTCAATGTCGTGGAGGGTTCGATGGTATTTTACATTGTTCCCCTTGATATTGTAATACCCCAAGGTCTAAATCTAAAGTGTCTGCATGATAAATCTCCATGCCATATGGGCACATCCTGTAGCCAGGAAGCCAGTGAGCTGTGTTCCGATGAACCTGTTCTGCATGTTTCTGGTCAGTTGGTATGGTCGAAACAAGAGGAGTTTCCATTTTTAATGACACAGAGAACTAAGTTTATGAAAGGAGTATGCAGAATACACACATCAGAAGGTTCTATATGCGCCGTTAATGCTGTCAGGTATGGGCATAATTATTGTAAGATTTATGTGAACACTGATTTGCCTGTCAAGAGCAAGGAAATCCTGCGTGTCAAAATGTCAATGAGAAAACATACACTGCTAAGTTTTAAGTTTAATCCCTATGTTAATATACCATGGAGTTGGAATGAGGATTCCACACCTGTCGTCTATATGGGACCAAATGTGCTTATCCCAGGAAACTGTGCAACAATTGTGGAATATACAAACAAGTATTTCTGCATCAAGGGAATTTATATTACGGCATTTATTGTAAATATTCCAAAGGGAGATGTTGACTTTGAAATTGAAACCTGTCAATGGTTACCAGCGTCTACTGCTCAAATATTAGTAAAAAATAATTCCCCGTTTCCTAAGAGCTTGACTAGTGGGACACAACTTGGCCAGGCTTATTTTATATTATCTGAGAAATACATATTAGCTGATGTCCTCCCCAAATCATTACTAGGTAAATTATCTACCTGTGTAGTTCTTCCTGGGAACATTCACATCAATGCAACAAAGTTAACCAAACTGTCCAAGACATCCTGTCGGGTAAATATTGTGGATGATTAGTGGTCTATTAAGACCGTGGGAAACCTGCTACATCGAAGTATTCATGAATAAAAATATCTTGGTTTACCTGATCTGAAAGATTTGTGGTATTTTTACACAAAGTGAAACTTGCTAGATATCATATTATTTTCACTGAAACTGCCTTGGAGCCCTGACACATTCCGCCAATTTGTTCAAACCGCACCAGCTGACACGCATTCGGTGGTTGGTCGGCAGAGCAGGATTCCATATTTGTAACAAAATCCCCAAATTACGCTGAAAAACAAAAAAAATTACTCTAAAATACAATGGTATGTTCTTCAGAGTAATTCTGAAAATGCGAGTTGTCATTTTCAGAAAGATAGAAAGTAGTGTGGGAATTTCATTTTATTGCACAACTTTCTAGAAGTATTTGAGACAACTTATTATTGAGGATCATGTACCCTCTTGTATAGTATTCCATATTCCAGAAATGTTATCGATACCACAATATTTCATGCCATAGAATAAAGTTTGAAACATAAAGGGAGAGGGTCGGGTGCAAACGTTGGGCATAAACCGGTCCCTGTATCTGGTAGATATTGTATCGACAATAGCCAACGGGGAAGGAGCCACCCAAATATTATTTACTGGGCAAGCGTCTTCTCCATTAACAACCGTCAAAACAATGCAAATTCATTTAACAACCGTTGCCATCAATTTCTCTGAAATACTATAACATATGAATAATCTATTTAAGGATGCAAGTGCTTCTAGAAATGAGACTTGGATATCAGACAAACAACCGTTTTTTGAATTCCATATATATTATATGATATATGGTACATATATTTTATATTGAAACAATGCAGATTTGGCGATAAGGTACACACTATCTGTTCAATACTACAACATGCCGCCGTTACTTTGAAACACAGCTGGCATGGTAGTATTTATTCAGACAATGCTTAGGGTTCTTGGTGTGCAGTTAAATCAATGTATTGTCATTATCAAACATTAATGCAAAATTACACAGTTACAAATGTGTTTGGAATGCTTCACAAACAACATAATGATTTGCAAACAATGAGACTGTCTACAAAGTATTCTACAGGCGCATGCTTAAAGGGCGGTTACATATTTGGTAGTTGTGGGCACTGAATCATCTCTAGATGATTAAACGCTCTCCAACAAAGTACATGCTTGAAAGAATCTGGAAGGAAGTTGTCAGTGACAGTTGCCAAAAATATTTGAAACTAGGGTCTTTCCAATGTACCAGGATATCCTATCTGGCCCAGGTTAAGAAATGACGCATAGCATTTTCGGTAGCTTCCCCCTTTCTGCAAGCTTTACTTCGCTATTATTCTTTCAATGTACTTAACATATTCTCTACATAAAAACACCCTTGTATAATATCCACATACAGTATCTTGAAAATTGGTTGATGCTTTTAATTCTTGCTGTGAGTCAATGAAATACAGATGTGATATTATTTGCGACCAAGCTGTGCATATAAAGAGCCCAATGTAGTATCAGGAATCAAAGAAGCACTGCGCCTGGGTTTTACTTTGTAACCCTGTGAAAAAACTTAAAAAATAAAAACCACTTAATTTAAAGCTATGCTGAATATAAAATCGGTAACCGAACAAGATGGGCTGTCTTACCTCATGTGCAACTTGCCTCAAAATGTTTGCTGAATACTGTATTATGAATGATGACTTGCAACACTTATTTGGCTTATCTGCACAGATGTGACCAATTACAATTTTATGCATAAAAGATACTTTTTAATTGTCTGAAAAAGTTTACTGAAGACTATGATGGATGATGCAACACTGCCTTTACCTGCCTACGGAGCATATTACAAGGAAACGAAGTCATTGTGCAAGAGAACTTGAATTTTAGAGACATGCGTTTCACCTCTTCGTCTAATCAAGACACAGTGAACTGAAGAGATATAACGCCTCCCAAATATAATGATTATAGCAAGAAACCACACCATTTTCCAGTGTCTACATACAGCCTTACTCTAGCATATAATGCATTGCTTTTAAACCTATACCTTCTTACCTGAAATGATTTTAGTATGCGTGCCCTCTTTCTAAGACTCGTGGGTTTTGAACAATCATGTAACCGGTACCGGGTTTGTACCTAGCTGTATGCAACCCATGCAGCTAAACAGGTACTCTAATAGGCTAAGGTGACCCACTTGAAGATGTTTTGTTATTGCAGCCCTCCTACGGTGGGAACTCTTCACTTAGTGTGGTTCTTTGCTGATTGCATCCATAGCCCTTTCAACCCACAAAACATTACCCTGAAATTATTTTCTGCAAATATGTGCATATTGTAGCAAAACATGGTATATGTTTTGCAAGAGGCTATACTGGTGACATACATTTAGGTCTTTGCTATTGCATCCCTTCTATGGGTAGTCCTAAAACAGTGTATGATCTTTGTTGTTTACATCCAGTATTGTCAGTTCCCGCCCATGCCCTCCATCCCATGTATATGAATTAAATAAAAAAACATTGAAATCGATCACTGTTTATTGAGCAATTCTTCACAAAAGAGCTTTTGTAGTGTGTTTGGTGGAATGGACTGAGGCTTACAGCTAGCGTTGACAGTATTTTGCGAGGGCTCAGGGGGTTTCACTTCTGTTTCAGTGGTAACATGGACTTCCTCTGGTTTAACCACAGATAAATCCTTGACAGATGTGTCCTGGGGAACCGTCAGCTGCTGGGTCCAATGAGGATAGTTATAATAATATGGCCATTTAGAATAATATGGTAGTGTATGCTGAACCTGTTGGGTCTGTCTCAATTGCCTTAATTCATCATGCATTTCAGATATGGTCTTTGATAGAGAAATGAGATCCTTTTTAAATAGAGTTGATTCTTCCCCTGGAAATACTGCTTCATCTTCCATAGATTCTCTCTTCCGCTTGCTTGTTTTGGGCGGGTTCTTCTGATAGGGATCATAAGAATTCAAATTTCCATTACTGCTATTTACAGGGACATAATACAATGGAGTTGTTTGCGGATCTGCACAGTATTGGGGAATTATGTGGGGAATTGGATATGGTTGTATAACATGGTTCTGAGGGTGCTGGAAATGCATCGCATTCTGGGAATGAAAAATGGGCCAGTTACTTCCATATCCGGGTGGATAATCATACTGATTAGGAATCTGCTTTGTCTTTGTAAGGCTAGATTCCAACATACTAAGAAAGGTGGATTTGGGTACATGTATCAAATCTTCTGCAGGTGGTAGAGCCATCTTCCGAGTCTTAAGATCCTGGCTTGTATTGTCTGATATGCACCCGTTGGGAGAAGTGCTTTTTAAAACATCTGGGCTTGTACTGGCCTTTAAATATGTTGAATGGTCTATATTTGCTGTTAACCTATCCATTTTTAGTAATTTTAATCTATTGTTGATGAAACATGCATCAATTACCTTTCCTAATAAAGCCTCAATGTTGATTTTGAAATGAGTTATGCGTGGGTAGCTTATAGTTTGACACTGTCTGGTGATATTATTGATATCATCATATGTAAGTGATTTGAACTTTGACAAGACCCAAGAAAGTGTATCGCCATAAACTGCCACGGTACCCCTTCTCTTACCGAGTGCACAAACTGATACATGCTGAAATGGTTCATGATTAACATTATCATTAGGTAAATGATCCGGATGGATAGAAGATAAAGAGAGTTCAGGTAACCAGGAGTGTAAAATTTCTAGCTTTGGACTGGAAGGAAGATTTTCACAGGATTGCTGTGCAACCTCAGATTTATCATATAGTGTATCAAGAAGACTTATAAATTCTTCTGAATTGATTACAGAAACGGAGAATAATCCTTTTTTTGTAAAGAAGAGTCCCAAGACCCAACCTATCTGGGCAGCATCTATATGTTCTATGGTGAGAGGAATAGAATTTTTAATAGGCAGGAAGTTATTCCATATTGTTTCGTCAAGGTAAAGAGAGGGGTCGCTCTTTGGAAATTCTGAGATATCCACAAACCCTGCCACAAAAATAACCATGCTTGGAAAATACGTGTTTGAAGGGAGGCCTATGACTAAAGGTGTGAAGGGCCTCCTTTGGAAGCTAATGATGGGTAAAAGTTTAAATACATTATCTGTCAATGAGCTAAGGTACTGCCAACTTATGCTTAATAAGATATATGAGTTTACATTGAATATGTACCTGCTAAGAGAAGCAGTAACAAATTGTGCAGTGTGTGATGACAAATTACTGAGTAGGAAGGTTCCTATAGAATATTGGAAAATGCTTTATGATACATGTGAACGTATGAACATACGGTCTGATATACTTGACAACTCTGCAAAAAGAGCCAACCTTTGGCTATTTATAAATTCAAATCCCAAAATTTTAAAGGGGATGTTTGTGGATATCCTCCGACAAATAGGAATTTCTCAAAACATTAACATTTATACACAGAATCTCAGTGATGGTAACTTTTTGTTTAACATGGGGAGTGTTATTCCATCGAGACTTTTGATGATAACCGGTTTCTGTTTGGTGTTTTGGGGAATTCCAAAGTTGGAACCATGGGTGAGAAAATTTGTAAGTATGGTTTTCATCCTTTATATGATGTTGTTGGGACACATTGTACCCAAATATGACATTTTTGAAGAGTCTGTGTCAAATAATTACTCTGGACTTTCATCCTTGATATGGAAAGATATTATGTCTTTACACGGGGCACTGCCATCTAGCGGCACAATTCAACATGTGCAAGAGCTGGATTACATTTTTATCTTCAATAACAGCATTCTTCTAGATCATGGCAGTGGACACAGGTAAACAGGCAAACACTAAAAAATATAGTCTGTCATAATCATCATTACCATTAAATTGTGTTTTTATAACATCAGAGATGATGGCGATTGGTGAGACACTGGATAGGATGGATGCTAGACCATCTTCTAAAGATAGTCTAAGCTCTGCCCTTGCCATCAAGAGTTCTCTGGGATCCTTAAATGACATTTTTTGGTTGATTACATTAAAAAGTTTGTTGTATTTGACACCTGCCAGATTGACAAAATGTTTTTCTGGGTCCATATTTATCATGTCACATGTTTCCAGGGCAACAAGGACCATCCCAGGGAAAAGCTCGCTGGTGGAAATATTTGGGTAAAATTGAAGCATGGGATATATGTAATTGGTGACTAAGAACGAAAATATCTGTCCCTTTTTGAATATAGTCTGTTTGAGATCGCCCTGTGTAAACATGGATCCCAATAGTGTCTTAAGATTTAATCGTCGGTTCTCCGGTATAGAAATTTGAGCGTTGTTTAAGATAAGATAGATAAGGATGAGGTACTCTACAGCCTTGATTCCAATCCTTAGATTAAATTGGTATGAAATAAATGGTGGGATATTTTCTGAAAAAATAGTGGAGGTGATTGCATATATCACATCCAGTCCATCTGTCAGTCCGGGAACCCGTGTTCTATCTAATAAAAAAATCACGTTGGATTTTAAGAGGATGTTATAAATTTTGTGTCCAGAAAAAAAATCTCTGCTGTATTTTGTTTCGTTGGCCACCGGGGCAATGGATGTTCTCTGCAAGTTGTTACTTGTAAATTTAAAGTTTCCAGGAGGCGATAGTTTCTTTAAATCACCAATTAGGTGATCAATTTTTAATCCTAGATTATCTAGTAGGTCCTGAACAGTCTTTGGGTACGGTGATCTAGTAGTTTTACTAAAATAGGCATTGATGATAGTCAATCCTGCACAGAAATCCGACATATGCCTCTCATCGGAATAAACATCTACATTGACAGATGCTAGAGTATTGACAATTTCTACCATCAGCTTTAGAGAGGTTGAGTTTTTTAAATTGGTAGATCCCTTAAGCTCCTTTGGGAACACCCTTCTCTGCATCGCATTGGCTGTCATTGATGCATACCAGGGTCCATATGAGGGTAACCATATATTGGGAGATGCATAAAGACTTGATAGGAACTCCTCTCTTAGGTTTTTAACAAAGGTAAAACCTGAATCACCAGGAACTAATGTCACAGTGTAAACATGTTTGTTCTTCAAATTGGAACTCCGATCTTCATCAGAATGACAAGTATCCTGTTTTATTTTGTCAGTCGAAAGTGCATCGTTCTTATTGTTAAGTGTTAACGTATTTGTTAATTCTTTAAGAGTATCTAAGTCATGATTAATGCTGTTGGTATTTTTTAAATGCTGCTCTAACAGGTTGTCTAATTCCGCTTTTATAAGCTGGGCCTTGATGAGGTTGAACTGTCTATTTTGTAGGCGGGTTCTGTGGACTGTGGCTACCTTTTTGGCGTCTTTTAACCAGTCTGGATTTATGCTTAGGTATTGCTTTGGACTGGGTGACCACAAGGAACTTCCCTTTGGCCATTTTTTCTTTATTCTTATTAAGTGTGATGGATTTTCGAATACTTGCATCTTCTCTTACATGTAAAAATGCAGACAGTTTGTCTCCTCTTGTGTTGACCTGAAGTGTTTTAATCTTGGGTGTTTCTGAGTAAATAGTTGCTAGTGTCTTCTGACATTTAAATAAAAGGTGTGGGATGATAGTCCAAGGTTGTATATCTCTGGGGATGTGATTGCATAAATATCTGGTTGAGTCTGATAGTTGAGCCAATCCCTGCGAGACCTGTGCCGCCTTCACCTGGTTAAGAATAAACTTGCTACCCAAGCTAGTCTTTAATTCAATCACATAACAAATTTTGCTTTGTTTGGAAACTGCCAACACGATACAATCTGCGATTCTTGAACCTAATGTCACTTCGAAAAAAATTCTGAAGTTTACATCATTTGTACAAGGGTGAGTAATGTTTAGAAAATTGCTCAAATGTGTAAATGTTCCATATTGTAACATCTTTTTGTAGAATCGTTTATGTGCCAAGACACCCGCCTTCTTTCTTTTATCAGGTAATTCACTTAATTGAAAGGAAGACTGGGACGACCTAAGCATGGATAACAGGCCTGTGTTTGATTTCTTTGAGACAATAGACGCGCCAAACACTTCCGAGTCTGCAAATTATGACCTCCCAAGACGGCAAGACTATGATATACCAAAGCAGTGGGAAGAACCTAGTGAAAAGACTACTTTTAATGCAGAGAGTAAGTGGGAAGGTGGGTTTTCAGAGGATGATCTTAATATTGATCTCAGTGAATCCCGTGATGTGAATACTAAACCTGTCCCAGGTCACAAAAAAGACAGATATAAAAAAGAATTGGTTCACCAGTCACTATTTGATGTACCGTCTCAGACGTATCAGGTTCCAATATGGCCGCCAATGTTAGCACCCCAGGGATCTGATAGTTCCAGGGTTCCTAGAAGCAAAGAAAGAATAAGTTATAATAGTAAAAGATTGGAAAAAATGCATAACTGTGAAATTGATGATGAGATTCCACTGGAGTATCTAGAATCTGTCAGCAAGTGTTGTAGTCAGCTTGTGGAAAATGCATATGAGCAGATACCTGACTTGGATACATCTCCTAGAGAGCTTGATCTAAGTCCAACTCCAAGTGTCACAAGAGCCAAAAAGAAGACGAAATCTACCAGTAGCAAATTGGCGCTGCATGCCACAAGGATAAAAGAACTGAGTGGAAGTCTACTTTCTGTTTTAACTCTAAGTGATGGCATGGAGGCCAACGGTCCACCTAATGGGCCAAAAAAGATGGCAGTACCAGTATGTATAATTGAAAGGGGTCTAAGCAATAACTGGAAGAGAGCATGCTGTTTATACTTTGAAGGTGCCATGGCTGTAGGTAAATCGACCATGATTACACACTTACAACAGGTAATAGAGGAAGATAGTATCATCACATTTCCAGAACCCATGTATTACTGGACTAAGGTTTACAACAATGTGCTAAAACAAATATACAAACTAAACAAATACTACAGAGTTGGTAAGGAATCTGCATCTGCAGAACTCTTGGCGTGTCAGGTAAAGTTTATGACTCCTTTGAAAACAATGTGGAGCTACAAACAGAGATGTATGCATCCGGACAGCCCATCAGCACCCGTGACCCCGTTTGACAAGTGGGTTATTTTTGACAGACACCCTCTGTCTGCTACTGTAGTCTTTCCACTCATTCTTCTCAAAAAGGGCATGCTATCATTTAATGACTTTATGCATCTACTGAACACATTTACAGCAGCCAATGGTGATACCATTGTATTAATGTCTCTAGATATCGAGGTAAACTACAAGAGGCTTAAGCGCAGATTTAGAAAGTATGAAGGATTTGTTGACATAGCACACCTGAAAGAAGTAAAGGCTGCTTTTCATGCTTTATACTGTGCATGGCTGTTCCTGCAGTACTTCTCAGTGACTGATGTAGTAAAGATTTGTACATCATTAACTGATGTAAGACTGCTGTGTCAAAACAACAGCAAAGGAAGATTGTCATATGATATGGCTTCTAGAATTTGGTCTAAGAGCATTTTCCCTACACTTGAGGAAGTCATCAGGCCATTTAGTCATGACTGTACACTTATTGAGATATGTACCAACTTTTGTTATGAGCTGCAAAAGTTACAGTTTATCGTTGTAGATGTTTCTGAGTTTGACGATGATGTTACCGGGGCGTGGACAAACATTTATACACAGGCCATGAAAAATTCTGGTATTAAAACACATGTTGTGGACTGGAGTGCTCTTAAGAATTTGTCCAAAGAAGCATACAAGCACAGTTAAATGGCTAGATTTTTGTTTTTAGTGGCTGCCTTACAATCTTTCTTTGCATGCTACACCAATTGCCTCAATGCTATAACACCATCTGATAAATCAACGTCCAATTTATTTACATACCCTTCTTTGTCAACACCGTTTGCAACATCTGTTGAGCATGCTTTTAATGCACAAAGAGAGGATGCTCATGAATTATCTACTACAACAAGCTACACAGTCACGACGTCTAAAACTGTATCTGAATACGAAAAACAACTGGTGGATTTACTGATTGTTAAGATTGATCCAAGAAACATCACTTTTACAGTTAATTGGACATTTATCCTGCAACATGTTCCAATCAAAGAGTTAGAAGCACTTTGGAATGAAACTGATACTTCTGAATCACTTATGACCACCTTGACTAGATACAATATGGTTTATAAAGTGGATAAAGATCCCATCTATATTCATGGAAATGGATCCTATGGCATGTGCCACCCCTTTCAAGGTCATGATAAAGTTAACTTTACTTCTGGTATTTTCCCAAACTCATTGGTATCTTATAAAAAGCACCATATTGGCATTAGAGCCGACCAACTATGGACACAGTTATTCTTCTACCTCTCTGATGTATTCAAACGCGATTCCATTAACCACAATGTATTTTATTCTACCAGAAGCAATATAGTCTACATGAGTGTCACATTTTTAAGAGGGAAGTATCAGCTGGTAGGAATCATCACAAAACATTGGATGTATACAACGCTAATTAGAGAAGAAACCTCAAACAGGCAGCATACATTAACAATGCTGTTTGGAGAAAATGGTAAATTGCCATCTGTTAAAGGATATATGACAATGGATCAAATGACTGTTGTCAGAAATGATAGATTTTCACTTATAATTGTTTCAACGTTTGAGGATTTTGCACATATTTACAACTATTTCAAGCCAAATTGGGAAACTGTCTTTAAAGGTGTAACTGATGTGTCAGTGAAAAAGCTAGCCTTTAAACTACAGACATATTTGATTATGTTGATCAAGAATGGTGGTTGCGAGGAACTGAGAATGGATACAGACTTCATCACATTTTTCTTTGAGTTCATAGCAATGTATTTTAGGTTTGGCATAGAAGTTGATGCTCAAAAAGATCATTATTTAGACTTTGACTGTGTCATTAATACGCTATTTGAGCTGGAAATCACTTCACATCTTATGGACCTATGCTTTACTAGTTTCTATCGAAGGGGATTTGAATCCAATGGAATAAGCAGAACAGCTACTGCATTAATTGCAGGAATGCCTATATATGAAAAAGATGCATTTGAAATAACAGATCGGGAATGGTTCCTAAAGTGTCTGTACTTTGCAGATAGTCTTCCATATATTTCTTCAAAGAGTATTTATGGTGTCACTCGCATTGTTTTAGATATATATACAGATTATGTAAAGCAATTTAGCCTTGCATATTCTGATAGAAAGCTTCTGTTTTACATTTACCTAGCAATGTCCAGATTTGACCTCAGAAACAGCACTTTTAGCGATCCTAACCTTATGCTTTTATATCGGTTGATAACATCCATGTGTAGTGCATCAGAGATTTCCCAGAATGTAGAGTTTTGGGCAAAGACACATGATCTGGATATATATAAGAGCTTTAGTCCATGTTATATGAGTTTGCGCTTTGATTACACTAAGGAAAAACTTGCAATTGAAAGCATGCAGGATATCAACCTTTCAGACGATGAGATGAAATATGGTGTTGGAGTCATGTTTGGCATGTTGCACGGGCACTTTAATAAAATAGCTTTGAATAATTTGGTAATAAGCAAATGCATCACAAACCCCTCAAAGGTGAAGCTGGTAATTCCATTTGATACCTGTACATTTGTTATTTCCCATGATGTTGTAGCTTATGGTAAAACCTACGATGTATCCGACACCTTTTTAAAATCTAGCATGGTGGTGACAGTAGTTGCAAATGAGAGATGCATTTATGACAGCCTAGCTAAAACCACAAGTAAGATCCCGGTAGTTCATAACATCACACGCCCCGGAAAACACTGTATCATGTGCAACTCCGCAATTTTAAGCTATGATGAGTATGATGGTATAGAAACAGTGGCATTTATTACCAGTCAACAAGTACAAAATTATCTATTTTCTGATCACTCTAGCTTTTTTGATTCCCAAAATATGCACACACACTATTTGTTATTAATGAACAATGGGACTGTTATTGAAATCAGAGGGTTATACAAAGGACGAGCCATGAATATGATTATTATATTATTATTCTTTATTGCATTTTGTGCAGCGATGTTTTTGCTTTATAAAATTGTATATAAACTTCTATATTGATAATAAAGCAAATATTTTAATCAAATTTGTTTCTCTGGCTGCTTCTTGTATAGCAAGATATTTTTCTAAAAACCGAACTAACCTTTCAAAGGATATGCCCTTACATATAATGTCTATGATACTTGAACTAAAATTAATTGCATTTTCTTTATCAACTGCTGGAAACATTAAGAAATATTTTTCCAGGGCTAATTTAATAGCGGCGCAATCTTTTTTTAAAACTACACGGGCTTGAAATTTGTGTTTGCTGATACAATTGAGAGAAAAAACAATATCTTCCACTTGTGATTTGCTTGATTCAATGACATGTTCAAAAAACCCATACTCCGCCTCAGTCACATCCTCCAACTGTTGAAACACTTGAACAAAGTCTTCCATGCAGTTTTCAAGACCCATTCTATACAGAAGCACATGTTTAATAAATAGTCTCTGTATGTCATTGATGGAGATATTTGGTACAATCCGCAAGGTATTGTGAGATCTAAACATAATCATGATACTGTTAAAGGGACCAATTGGACTTTTCCCAATGGGTGGCATGTGGCAAGCTGCATAAAAAATTTGAGCATGTAATCTTGCCTTATCTGGATTTACTGGATATGGCGGAGAACGCTTTTTCATGATGGGTTTACAGATCCTGGGAATTTTCAGGTTGTGGAAATTGAGTGCTTCTTCCGGATCAAATTCTTTGAATTGGTTATGAGATTCATCAATTTTCACTTTCTTGATATTTTCAAAAACGACGAGGTCATAGTCAGCGAAATCAGAAAGGGGTTGAGCACCATCAAGTCGCAAGCTGGAGTTGATCATAATCGTTGTGTTCAGTTTCACAGGACATGGTGCAAAGTCATCAGTTAGAATCATGGGCTGTTTGTAAAACATTATGATATTATTCGCCTGTTGAAATCCGACAGATAATTTTGACCCAGATATGTAAGGGTGAGGTGACAGGAGTATTCTAACTAGTGAGATACTCGGGTTATTCTTCTGATGCAGAAGGCATTCATTCTTTGAAGCTTTATCAATACAGGAAAATAAAACAGAAATGGGGAAGCTTTCACCAGGTTGTCCCAATATCATACTTAGGGTCTTTGAATGAACGACGTGGAAAATAATCTTGTTGTGTGAAATCTCAACACCTCCATTAATAAATTTTGCAGCAGGGTTGGAAATCTTCAAAACGTTTTCCATGTCCGTAGATGTCTCAATGTAGAAAAATGTTTTCTCTTGAGACGTGCACGCTTTATAATATGCCTAAGAATTTTCTGTTTGGTACTGAACATTTCATGATTGGTTTTATTAATATAGGAAATAAAGTTTGCATTTCTACCACATTCGTCGATCCGTATTTTTTTATTATTGACTAGAAGCTTTGGAATGGAACTGCACTTCTTGTAACCAACTAATGCACATTCATGTTTATTTTTAGAATGAGCAATCATTTTTTTAGAAAAGTCAAAGAATCCATACTGGCTTAAGTGAAATATAGACATGGTATTGAGTCGGTACCAGGAACAGCACTCATAGAGACACTCTAAGAACCTCTTGTGGATTGCTTGGACCTGGTATCCTGTTCTAGATTCCAATATGGCAAATGTTCTATTTTTAATAAAATTGATTCTGGCTTCTTTATGTCCCACAATTAAAGCTGTTTCATGCTTCACCTGTTGCACCAACCTTTCACCAGAGAGTCTAGAGATTGTTGCAGTTGCTGCCTTAAACCATGAGACATTGAAACCCTTTTTTGAAGATACAACAGATGGAAAGTTGGTCGTCCAGAAGACGTCCCTTCTACCATTTCTCACCAGATTCTGATTTTCCAGTCCATGTAGGTCAAGTGTAGAGTTCCAGTTTGAAATAGATGCTGGGTATATTACCTCTATTGGTAAAAAACACTTGATTGTATTCATTGCAAAAAGAAAATTCAGGATGTCACCACTAATGTTCACATTAATTGCAGCCTTGATGGAGAAATCACTGGAGTAAAAAATACTAACTGTAAATGAAGGTTCCTTGACTGAAAATTTTTTAATCACAAAGTTATTTATCAGTTTGGGTATATTTATGATATTTTGGTAAATGGTGGAACGTTTCCCACATTTTATGGTTGTATTGATAACCATATTTGTGTTAAAAACATTCACTTTAAAATTATTGATGCTTATATGCGCTATTGGGTGAAATGAAGTCTTTAGGATAGGTTCTGGTGTCGGGATTCCTTGAAAGTGACAAAGATCTAATTGTTCAAAGAAGGGTACATCTCGTGGCGCATATACCATCTTCTCAAAACATGCCACCAGACCTCTTGCCATGGAAACAGGTTTGATACTAACGGATCTTTTCTGTAGGGGCCTATCACAGATAACATTTTCTGCATTTGCCATACATAAAGCTATTCTCATAATACCATTTGTCCCCGGGATCTGAACCCACTGTTTACTGTGAGGCCTTTCAAGAACAACAATGATATTATGGGCATTTTCTGGCTCTTTTTTCAAATGCTTTATGGACAATGCTGGAAATAAAAAGGATATAGCCTCAACATATGCTAAAATGTTGCTGCCTCGTATAGCTATAGGCTGAGTTGTTGCCAGAGAAAAAAGATATTGTAATTTTTCGGGAAATGATTGCATATTCTCATAGATTTTGTGTTTAAGTTTCACAATACAATCATTTGATGGCCAACTGTCGAGAAAAGTGATGATAGAGAACATTCTACTCTGCTCCAAAAACTCCTGTTTTGCTAAAGGGAACTTCTGTACACTTGGTTGTCTAAGGTGTAGAGTTAAAAATGAGTAATTGTACATGCATATATGCTGCAGGGTTGATGGTAGACACTTCAGGAAAAAATGTAAACATTCATCTAACTGTTGCATATTGATATATCTTGATACCAACCTAAACATGAACGGCCATGAGATTTGACTGTTGACTAATGTGGGAATATACACCATTCTGTTTTCATGATTGCTGTCGATAATTGGGTCACTTTCTTCCAAACTGAGGATGCCATTTACATAACAATCTGTTGTTATACATCTGGAAATACAGTAAGATGTATCATAGATTATTAAACCTGGTCCAGAATATGGTTTATCATGTACAAGCATATTCATCCGTTGACCTGTATAACAACAGGGAACAGAAACTGCACCCAGTAAAAGTCGTCTGACAGCCCTGCATGTATAAAAGGTTTTCTCATTGGCCATCATTGTATCTAATGCAATTATAGGCAAGTTGTGAAGATGATCTAATTTTCTATTTAAAGCCAGACTGCAGAATATTTGAATTTGATCCACCGGGTCAACATAATTCTTTAAGCTACAAAACTGCTGCCTTGCAGGTACAGGCAAAAAGCATACATCGTCTAGCAGATAAGGCATCATGGAGATTAGCAAATTGGAGAATCGACCACTGCCTTACTCACTCACTGAAGCTAACCTCTTACACCAAGTAAAGGAAAGTGCGGCCGAGGGCTTGTTTAAGAGCTTCCAGTTACTACTTGGAAAGGATGTCCGTGAAAACAGTGTAAAGTTTGAAGTTTTATTGGGTGTCTATACAAATGCAATTCAGTTTGTAAAATTTTTGGAAACCGCCCTAGCAATATCATGTATCAATACAGAATTTAGAGACTTAAAAAGGATGGTGGATGGCAAAATACAGTTTAAGATATCAGTTCCTACAATTGCCCATAGTGATGGACGAAGGCCCAATAAACAAAAACAATATATTGTTATGAAAACATGTAATAAACACCACATAAGTGCGGAGATGGAACTTTCTATGACAGACCTTGAAAATATGCACATGGACCCTGAAACACCCTTGGACATAACTGAATACATTGGAACAGTAAAAACTATCACGTCTGCATTACAATTTGGGGTTGATGCCATGGAGAGGGGTCTTGTTGATACGGTACTAACCGTAAAGCTCCGCCATGCTCCGCCTCTCTTTATTCTTCAATCACTAAGTGATCCTGTGTATACAGAACGTGGTCTTAAAAAGACTGTTAAAGCAGACCTTGTTGCCATGTTTAAAGACCATTTAATTAATCACTCATTTTTTATGGATAAATCAGAATTCTCTGCAAATAGTAAGCAATATATTATCAGAATACTGTCCGATCTTATTAACTCTGTTTCCAAAGAGACCGTGTTTAAGGGTATGACCACATACACTACAGATACTAATGAGCCCATCACGGGTGTCATTGAAACCACTGACAATATTATGAGAAAATTACTTTCTATTCTTGGTGAATATAGAGATTCCGTGGTCGGTCCAGCAGCATATGCATCTTATGTCATCAGGGGAGAGAATTTGGTCACAGCTGTTAGCTATGGTCGGGCCATGAAGTCATTTGAAAATTTTATGAACAGATTGGTTGATAATCCAACCCAACAAGATACTATAGCTAATCACTACGAAGGCCTGACCAATAATTATGGCTCGCTTCCAAAAACAACTATTCCAATCTCTGTTATAAAAATTGGCAATCAAAACATAGCTCTTGAAAGTCTTCAGAGGATGTACAATGAGGCACAATGCCCGTTTCCTCTTAATAGACGAATGCAATATGCTTATTATTTTCCAGTAGGCCTCTACATGTCCCGACCTAGATATACAACATCTACCATGATCAAAATGGATGATGATAATTTCCTATCTACTGAGGCCTGGGTTGTCAACAAAAATAACACACCACTGTGTTTCAATTACCAGAATTGTTTAAAAACTATATGTCATCCCAGAGTCCACAACCCTGGTCCCACCATACAGGCTCTGCAGATCGCATTCCCAGAGATTGATGAGGCCCTTGACTATGGAGTGCAATCACAGACTATGGATACTATGAACCTGTTTGAGTTAGTTGAAGATTTCTATGACAAAAGGCAGATTGCAGTATGCCTTCCAATGGCTCAAATATGTAATATGTCCACTGAAGACTTTCTGCATCCCACAAACCACAAGTTACTGCGTATGGAGCTCAACCCTATGTTTGACTTCTATGCTGAAATGCTGGCCGGTAACGGCGCGGCATATAGACATGCACATAGAACAATGTCTGGTAATATACCACAACCACTTGCTCCCTCAAGCTTCCAAGATGCCAGAGGCAAACAGTTAGAAAGTGCTGTCAACATTAACCACGTAATAGATGATGCTACCTTGGAAATTATCCAAAGCACAGCGTTTGATGCCACATACCCTATTTTATGCTACATTGTGGAAGCAATGATACACGGACAGAAGGAAAAGTTTTTGATGAATATGCCCCTCATTGCTCTCTGTATTAACACATACTGGGCAAATTCAGGTCACGTTGCCTTTGTAAATAGTTTTTTCATGGTGAAGAACATTTGTACTTACATGGGAAGTGGAATAATTAATAAGGAACTGTATGCAATATATAGAAAAATCATTGGGGAGGTTGTGACGTTGAAACATGCCCTCATGAAGATGATTGGTACAGAAAGCATAGACAGGGTGGACATACAGGGCTATGTTAATGCCATCTTTGATAATAATTTGTTACCTCCGTTTGCATACGATGATATCTTCTCACACCTTTTGGAAGAAAACATGGGAATTAAATTTAGAGTGGGAGACACTCTGTTTGGACATGGAGACAGTGGTGATGATTTTATAGAAACTATTATGGACCTGGAAGCCTCGAATAACGTGGCTGCTAATATTTATAATGCACGAAATACGGTAAATTATGACCATTATCAAAAGTTACAACTTGCAGCTGCTAGGGACAATATGGACTCCCTTATACTGGAAAAGATATACTATTATATTTTCCTTCCAGTGTGCACTAATGGGCACATGTGTGGAATGGGAGCCGATTTTGAGCATATAGCGATGATATTGGGCTACAATGCACCTGTTTTTGGGAAGATGTTTAATGGATCTGATTTAATCCTGGAAAATCTGGAGAATGGAACTCTGAGAGATGTCCTGATAGCATCTGAAATTAATCCTACTGTAGAGATGCTTAGAACGTTAACCATTTCCTACATAAATTGTCCCCAAGTTTCACAGGCTGTTCGAGTTATTGCTGAACGTGATGCTTGTCAGAGATTGGGATCTGAACGGAATTCCTCTATAGAACATACTGTACTCGTTAATTCATTTGTATGCTTTGGAATACCTGAGAGGATTAGACCTACGGCTTCCACAATCTTCTATCCAGTACCATTTCATCAGTTTTACTGTGATCCTCTAGTAGCATCCAATTGGAATAATCCTGTTCAGACATTTGTAATGGCAAACAATGGGCAGAGAATGCCTGAATCCTTTAATGTGCCTGATGAACTGATGGCAGAATATACAGAATGGCATAAGGCACCCATGACAAAGTATATTACATCATGTAGGCCCACAACCAATACTCTGAGCACGTTGGCTGTTATGCATAATAAGCTGTCTCCCATCGCCTTTATCTGTCAAGCAAAAAATAAGATTCACCCAGGATTCTCACTTACAGTTGTTAGAATGGATGAAGTTCTTTCAGAGAATATGATGTATAGTTCAAGGGCATCTACCTCTGTGTTTGTGGGACAGCCTGTGGTCAGCAGGAGAGAAGTACGGGCAGATGCTGTAGGCTTTGACATACATCATGAACTTGCCTCTTTGGACACCGGGTTAAAATATAGTAGTGCAACGGCATCTGCACATGTGGCTACAATCACTACAGATATGGGTATCCATTGCCAAAATCTATTTGCTACCTTCCCCAATGAGCTTTACAACCATGCGGATATCAACAACTACATAGCACAAAAGATTGGAGTAGAGAATGTTCTCAACCGACGGGACCCTAGGACATTCATAGCCGGTATTGGTAATTCTACCAATGTACCCGGGGTAACACATGGACAGTTTTCTGTATGTGAGATAATCCTTACTCCTGTGACTGCAGATGTGTCATATTTTCAGAAACCCAACAGTCCAAGAGGACGCGCTTCTTGTGTTGTATCTTGTGATGTAAGTAATCAGGAAAAGGCGGAACAGTTTTTATATGATCATTCTTTGCCAGACCCTGCTCATGAATACAGATCTACGGTTAATCCATGGGCATCTCAACGGGGGTCTTTGGGAGACATTCTGTATAATTCTACATACCGCCAGGTAGTTGCACCTGGAATATATAGTCCTTGTAAACCATTTTTTAACAAAGAAGAGCTCTTAAAGAATAACAAAAGCTTTTATACAATGGTAAATGAATATTCTCAGCGAGTTGGAGGATATACAACAAGCAGCAACACAGAACTGCAGTATGTTGTTATCAATGGCACTGATCTATTTTTGGAGCAACCATGTATGTTTTTACAAGAGGCATTTCCGACATTGTCTGCTTCACATAGGGCAATGCTGGATGAGTACATGTCAGCCAAAACCACTCATGCTCCAGTTCACTTGGGACAATATTTTATAGAAGAAACAGCTCCCGTGAAGAGAGTATTAAAGATTGGAAATAAGTTTTCATTTTAATAGGAATTTGAAACAGGGAATGAACCTATCATGTTTGTCAATAACAAGATTACTGTTACTCTGACATCTAGGCTATATGCTGATGAAATTGCAAAACTTCAGGAAATGATTGGGGCTGTGATTCCTATAGAGGCATCTCATGGATTTCAAAATATACAGTCTCTCGGCTTATTCGCAGTCGCAGGATGTGATTCGTCCTTAGATTATGTACTCATGTTTAACTACCTGTCAAAATGTACTCTGGCTATCCTTGATGAGGTTAATGCAGATTCTTTAATTTTAACAAAAATACAGAATGACAAGGCATACCAAATAAAAAATGTATACCAACCATTTTTTCAATGGTGTAGCAATATACAACTCTGTGTCATCCCTCCCATGTTTGACAAATGTTTAAACTCAATTGAGTTAGAATCAAATAACTATACTCTTGTTTTCCCCACAGTGGTTCCAGTAGATGTGGCACATGATGCTTTACAAAAATTACTGTTGTTTAATATTTACTCTAGGGTTTTGGCACATGAACCAAATCCGGCTCTCATGCGGGAAGTGATTACATATTGCAATTATGTGACTTACCTGGGATCCCATTACCAGCTTAATCTGGAAAATAATGACACTGTTTCCAGTCTGCACTTGTTGGATAATCTCGCTATGTACTTGTCAATTATGACTGTTTTGCTTCCTCGTGGGTGTGGCCGTCTACTGACCTCACTTGTAAGGCATGGAGAGCATGAACTTTTGGGCTTGTTTAGAAGACTAGTGCCTGATGAAATGAATGTGGAGAATCTGGATAGAGTGAGTATTTATGAAGATTTAACAAAGTTAGGCATGCTTATGACATACTTGCAAACCCTTGCATCTATATTTAATCTGGGTCCCAGGTTGCAGGTCTCCTCTTACATTTCTGAGAGCCTTCTAGCTACTTGCTGGGTTTCAAGTTGACAGCATTATGGAATGGGAAGATAGTACTATCATAAAGGTAATAAAACATGACGATGGCACTGTGCAAGAGGTGTCAACTGGATGTGATGGAAGTGTCAAAGAAACTTTTTATCGACCCCATTACCCATCGGACATTTCTGAACCTATGCTAAGCAACACATTCGTACCACCGGAAGACAAGCGGCGTATAATGAATCCAACAAAGCAAATGTTTTTTTACATTGCGTTTATTTGCATATACATATCCATGTTAATTGCATGGACGATTCCACTAAATCCATATTTTCTACCAAAACCTTCCAGGTTAACTTTGCCTCCGATCAGTTATCCAATCCATTGTAATAGAGGACCCATACAAGATTACATCAAAGAATGTTACAACACGTACTTCTGCATCAAGGATATTGACATGCCAATAATTAAAACCCCATCAGGTTCATTTTTCCCAAACTTTACAAAGGATAGTGGCCAGGATGGCAACTACCATGAAGCACTGAAATGGGCATTGACTTTGATGAATAATGACCACTGCACAAACATTACAATTCATTACAATAACAACATAACTACATCACAGAGAAATGAAACGGACTGGATTTTTGCTGAAGAAGTTCTTTTAGAAGCTCTGTTTATCCTACAGAGCAAGTGCCACCCAGAGGCATATATCCTCACTAGGGGGCGTTGTTCTGCTTATAGAATGGGACCTATTTCAATACCTTCGGTGACAAAATTGCTGGACGCAACGGACTGTAATCTCAACTGGACAAAGTTATACTCCGATCCCTACATTTCGGTAAAAGGACCGCAATGTTCAAGAAATATTACCGAGGAAATCCTTACCTTCCCAGAGCTCTTTCTGTTTATTGATCAAGTTGAGATTGGTACACAGTGACATTTCAAATAAATAACTTAAAAAAATCTTTTATTGTGTAGTTCCTTGAATGGGAGGGTGCTGGAATTGGCAAGGTGGGAGGACATAACAACGGCCACCAAGAGATCATCCGACATATTTTTTGTTTTTGCATGATAAGTATGACCACCATCTTTTAGGGTTATGCATTTTATTGCTCGTATTTGTTCTATCAAGTAACACACTGGGTCGTAGGATAATTTGATGGTATGAGATGTGATGGACTGACTGGCTTTCAGGGTCCCAGAATTCAGTGCATATATGAAGGACTCAAATGCACGTGCCTTTTCAGAGCCCATGATGTACATGGGCCACATGGCACCTTTTGTTTTGTCAGCATGGTGGTAAAATTTAATAGGTATGTGGGAACATTCATCAATAATATTGGCTATTGCAACGGCTGCGTCCTGACTGGTGTTTCCTTCGACACTAATATGAACGACTTTGATGGATGGGTGCAGAAGTGATACCGATTTGATAAGTGAAACTGCACATCTTCCAATATCCAGGGAAGCTGACCCTGTCAATTCATTCAAAAAGAAGTGTTCACAGCCCAGCAATACCTTGCAATTTTGAATACATCCAATGATAGATATACCTGTGCCTGATGCGCCAGTGTTGTTTGTATATGCAGGATCTATATACATGTGTACAATTGGATGTATATTTTTACTTACACTATCAGATGATGTATCTATTCTCACCATTTCAAACTGTGAGATGGAAACTTCACTCACTATCTGAAATGCCACAGACGGTTGATTGTCATAATCTCCCATGAGCTCTGTAGCAAATACACCATCCATAAAAAGATTTGTAGTGTTTTTGATAGATGTGTCAATTGTTATGTAAGATGGTATATGTAATCTATAACATGGGCATGATATTATTTTGTCCTGAAGACTAAAATCTTCCTTATGTTCACTGCATACATAACTAACAATGTTGAGAAGCTTTTCATCTGCACTTTTTAACTTGTACAGGAAACTTGTTGACTGATCTGACGAATTAGAGGAGGATATAAAAATCAGTTTTGCATCCTTTTGTAACATAAAACCCAGGATTGTCGGCAGTGCATCTTTTTTTATAAAATTGGCCTCATCAATATACAGTAAATTAAATGTCTGCCCTCTAATACTCTAAAGAAAAAAAAACCATGAAGAGTCAACTTTCACAGAATGACATTGATGAATGTCTGAAGTTTTTTAATAGGCCATTTCAAGAAATTGTCACTGATTGTGCAAGTTCATTCTCTTCATTAAGAATAGCATCCAGTCACACTCAAAAGGTAGACGTACTTTGCCTCATATTGGATCTTTTTGGTACAGAGTGTGTACAGGAGATTACAAAGTTAACCAATGAACATGAGCATCTAGAACCTCAACATACCTCGGATTCACTATGGAACACCAATGCACATTTAGACAAGTAATAAACATGGCAACAACCTATCACGATGTGAACACTATCTACAGATGTGATCAATGTGACAGGTATCATGTCTGTGATGGTGGTTCAGAGTGCCTACCTCTAAACACTGGGGAGAACCTGGTATGCATTTTTACGGGCAAATGTATTGGAGAAAATATACAAAATATAAACTTTTTATCAGACCAGGGAATATCAATAAGTACAAAACCCTATGAAGATCACTCTTTTGAAAACATTATAGAATCCCTGAAACGTGATATTCAGTTATACTTTTCAAGATCAAATTTAACTTTGATAAAGACAAAAATATTTGATACTTCCGGGGAGTTAAAAAAACCGATTGAGCAAGTACTCAAGTCCAGTTTTAAACACTGCAAACATTTGTTCAGTGAAATAACATATGCCTATGACCTAGTGTGTAGTATGTATATTCATGTCATTATATCTGTATATTCTGCAAGAACTGTGTATGGAAATTTGTTATTTAAGTGCACTAAAAATAAAAAACATGATATGATAGTAAAAAATATTAGGAAGGCATGGATGTCCACATTAATAACTGGAGATACAAGCGAGCCTACTGTGATCTAATTATTCATGCTGTGATCCCAGAAGACATTTTTTCTCCATATGAATGGACATTGAACTCTAATGTGTTTCAAGTAAAGTTTCAGACAATCTTTTATCAGACGCAGAGTACAAGTAGATGGGTTAAAATGTGGGCTAGGAGGCTGAATCATGAGTATCGTCTTGGAACACTGTCAAAAGGAGTGTCTACATCATTCCCTATTTTTTTAGAAGACAATATATGGCATCCATTCAATATACTTGTTCTAAAAATAACTAATTCAGCTGGAGATTCTACATTTATTAAGTTCTTCTACCTTACCATTGTGTCTGGATATCTACATGCATCCAGGTCACCAGAGTTAAGTGTGGAGGTACCAACTCAATCTCATAAGGAAGATGTGTTTCATGATATTTTATCAGAAACTAGGGAAGCATCATTCAGACATGATCCTAAAAGTGTGTTGAATAATTTGCTTGAAATAAAAGAGACACATAGGCCGATGTCTCATCAGGCTCTTGAAAATAGTATAGATTTGAGAGGTCGTATGATTAAAGTAAAGGAACGTAATAAGGATCATTGCAAAAATGCAAACACTGTTACAAATGTGCCTGCATTGCAATTTAGTAATGTATTCACAGACGAAAGTCTAGTTTCAATTACTGTTCTTCACTGTTTTACGGGAAACAGAATTTGGATTTGTGCATATGAGAAGTGCAAACAAGCATTAGTGTCCCAGTTAGACATGCTTTCAGAAAATGAATTAAATACCATAGATCCCCTCCTTATTGTGAAAGCAGAAGCAGATTATTTTTACAAACTGGCCTGGTCATTCATTGCGTCTGTAGAAAGGGAATGTGAACATGTTGGTTATAACCTCGCCCAGAATATTCCCCTCTTCATTGAAAAATCTTCCCACGTGCTAAATGATATTAGCGCTCATTTTTATGAGGCATGTGTCACAATCATAAGCCTATACAATGAAAACTCTGGGTTAATCAAAGCCGCCCTGGCAAGGCTTAGTCATCAAGAAGGCTATTGGCTAGATGTGATAGGGTTATGGGAACGTCACCGTTCCCATTGGGGTATTAGGTTGAATCTTAAGCCTGGGAAAACAGCAGCAAAAGATATAAATATTGAGAGCATTATTTGCCGGATCATGGGACATGAGGACTTAGTGGAAAGTCTCATCACCTGCGCTGGGTTTGTGGGTCTACTCTACACTTCCAGTCTTGTTTCATGGCTAATCTTACCTGGAGGTTTTGCTATTAAAGGCTACTTTGATTTATCAGACCATGATATGCAGTATTTGGTTGACAGATATGGCAGCTAAAGATAGAAGACAACGTTTTAGACAATTCCTAAACAAGGAATGCATCTGGGTTCCAAATGGAGCATCCACAAAACACACGAAAATCTTTACATGTACTACGGCCGTGTCTCCGTACTGGAAAACTCAAGGAATAACTGGACCATATGGAGGTCAAAACCACTTCATCAACATCACAATGATGTTGATGAAACCAAAAAATGGGAAGACATATGCTACTTTTTACGTGAATAATATTCTCGTCGACTGTGTGACTCCCGAAGTGATCTTCACTAAACATTTACCAAGACCCTATAACATGTGTTTGATATATTTTGGAGATCTACTGGAACCACCTGTGCCAACTATCATACCAGCTGAGCTAAGAAGCTTTTCATCCAATCTATCACAAGATTTTACAATGTTAGACTTGGTCAATACATCAAAGTCTGTACGAAGTTATAAAGATTTACCAGGGACGCCACGAAGTATTGTACCATTGGGAAAAGGAGGTGCGTGGATGGTAAATCATAACCTAATACATTTTGTAGTGTCACCAGATATGTTATTGTGCTGTCCAGGACTCCCTAGCTTTCCATCACTTACACACATCATCAATCTTCTAACTAGATGTGACAATGAGGATTGCATTCCGTGTTATGGATTTGGTATTCATGTAAATGTGATGGATGGTATGACAGATGCGGGAAGTTCAGGAAAGTCTCATCATTGTCCGTGCCTGATGCCTTGTTCTGCCAAAAATTCAGACTATGCGCCTGTCACGGGTAATTACAACCTGCTTAGTCTACTGTTTGATCCAGAACATCACCGCAGTATTGTCGGGCTGAGATTCCTTAGCAGTTCCCTGACACTTAATATACAAAATATATTTGTTGGAGTAACCTCATCTGGAGATGAAATTTTATGCAAAAAAGAACCTTGGGAGCTCCTTCGTGTATCTGCACTATTCACCCGGCTTTTTATATACAACTGTCAAATTTTGAAGAGAAAGTGCTTACATTCTTATTGAAGCATGTTGCGCACATCAAGGTACTTGGTTTTTTCCCATCTGCTTTGAATAAAATGGTTCCATTGTCTTTTTTTACCTCTATGTATTTGGAAGGAAAGAATCTGTTCAGTGTGTTAATAATTTCGGTAAAAACAGTATTGGACACATGCTTCTGGTGTGCAACATAACCTATATGTAAATCTTCTATAGAAGTCAATAAAATGCTAATTATGGCTACAACTATCCATGTTTTGCCATGTCTTCTTGGAATTAAAAAAACACTGGCTTTTTGTTTAAATACTTCCATTCTCTCTGGTATCATGTCACTTAAATCAAAATAAACTTTGAAAATATCAAATAATTTCATACACGACTCTGGTGCTTTGATTGAAATTAAGAAGTAAAAGGTATGTAGAATGAGTTGCTTTTGGAATGGTTCTATACTATTAGATTTTGACACATAAGTACCATTTAAAAATGATGAGAGATTGATAATGAAATTTTTCAGTTCCTCAAACTTGCGGTTCTGAGTTGAACACGTGTAGGTTGATAGTGCAGATTCGAATTCAACTCTCACTTCCCGATCTGTGGACACTCTAGTTCTAAATAGTGCTCGAATAGAGTCAGAAAAGCCATCTATCAGCATTTGCCTTTGTGCATGGATGTATCTTGGTGTTCCCAAAGCACATGTAACATCAGATGGTATATAAGGGTTGAAAATTCTACAATATGATTCAAGATTAGAGTTGTACTGGTTAACTCCTGAAAGTACACCCAGAAAGGGATGAGGCCATCTCTCTGCCTTTTTACTGGTACAAAAAACTAAGGGATTATTTTCCCATTTGTGTGCTTGTTCAGTGTCCTGTATTCGGAGGTCTTTATATGCCTGGTGCAGTTTAGGCAACATTTTGGCATATAACATGTTTAATCTCTCACTACTTCAGTGTAATGGAGATCCTGAACTTAATAAAAAGTATAAAAAGGGTGTTGAACTTGCGCTTAAACTTGCAGATACCACTCCTGGTCAGTTTAAACTCATAGAAAGTCCAATGAATAGCTTTTTGATTGTTACAAATGTTTTGCCAGATAATAATGTAATCACCAACTCTGCAATATCTTATGATAATTTTGACTTCAAATCCATTACATTCCCAAGACTCCAACTATTGCAGAAACTTGTCACATATAAGACACAGGAGTTAATTACGGAGGATCAGTCCACTGTGAGTTTACCTAAACAAATTACAGGTCCCTATATTACATATGAAAAGTCAACATGGCAAAAAATTCTAGATAGTGATAAAAATGTAATTATAAATGAAGCCCTTGAGCTTTTAAGTTCACCGGATCAATGGTGTTTTTGTCAGCCTGTGGACCCTCTTCCGTGGCTATGGTTGTTATTTTATGGACCTAACTCATTCTGTTCTGATGCAAATTGTCTATATGCCAAATATTTTAACTGTCCCGGATTGATCTTGTTTCCTCCTATTATATATCAACCAGCAACCGATATATCTTCTTTTATGAATTTGGTTTGTAAGTATGTGTGCTATCTCTACCAAAGGCAAGACCTGTCAAAGTTGACAGGAGGTATGCAAATCCCTTTTGACAGGTCAAGATTAGAGGGTGTTTCTACACTGATGTCAGAAATGAATTGTGATGATATTCATGTAATAAAGATGTGCCTGTTATGCATCCTATATAAACAAAATCAGACAACATATCACAATGTTGAGCATAATCAAGGATGTATCATATTAGAGTGTGCTGAAGAACATATAAATAATTGTATTGGAAGAACAAAATGTTTACAAAGTGGTGACATTATCTTATGGCCATCTTACAATATTGCTTCCATTGTAGAACATTTTAAATGCCATGGAAGGTCCAGTTTTGACTAAAGAGCAAGTGCTTAAAAATTTAGAAATTGCTGTCAATAAACAGGTTTCTGTTTCTGCAGCAGACAGATTTGGAAAGGGTAATTCACTGTTTAGGGCTCAGTTCCAGTTCACTACAAACCTCATCAGAAACCAGCAGAAAAGAGATCATGAACGATCATTACAAATGAAGCTATGTAGTTTGGAGTCTCAAATTAGGCAGAAACAATCTGAAATTGCTACCCTGTCATCCATTGATTTAAAGAAAATAGTTCACCTGGAAAAGCTTACTGATCGTGCCGATGAACTGAGGGATACATTAGAATTTGAGCTTGAAAGGCAGGCTATTGAAGAGAATGGAGGGGCACGTGATGAACTTTCTGGATTACAACCTGACATTGACAACATCATTGTCGACTGGAGACTCGAACGATTACCAAAATGCCCTCAAAGTTGAAGACTCTGCTCTTGATCTCTTAGCAACCAAGCTTAACCATCTTGAAGTAACCAACATATCAATTGAAAATCAACATATGTCCCTTATGTTGCCTAACTGTATGGATTTGTGTGATCACCCCAGGGTTGAAAGCGATGAAAAAATTGCCGAGGGAACTTATGCAAACATTTATCAGAGCTCGCCTGGTATCTGTGCCAAGGTCTTTAAAACAGAGCAGGCATTTTTGCACGAGACAATCATTTCAGATCTCATTGCTATATCTAAAGAGCATCACATGAATGATGTAAAACACTTGTGTTTACAAACCTATCTGGGAGCTTGTCATCCATGTAAAACAATATGGTACCCTAGGTATATGTGCAGTCTTGATAATTTTTTTGATTTGTCATGTAAACATATTCCAGATATTTCTAGAGAATTTTCAGCTTTGAAGGATGCAGTAGAGTTTCTTAATGGAAAATGTGGAATATTTCATTCTGATATTAGCTCTGACAATATTCTGGTGGAACCTAACGGCTCAGCAGATTCTATAAAGTCACTAATTTTAGCCGATGTGGGTATAGGTACCATTCACACTGGGAATCATTTTAAAAGCATTACTGTAAAAGCACGGGATGAAAAAATACTATATAATATGTACAATTTAAAAACCCCATTTTTGGTATGTAAGGATGATGTGAAACCATTATGTATTTTGCGAAGATGCTACCTGCTGAGAAAACATGCACATGGTATAGAATTTCTGGAGATGGGTGAGGAAATGGTGGGTAAAAATATGGCTCTCATAATTGATATATCCTCTTTATGTCAGGTGTTTATTTCGGTGTTAGCTAGGATTATAGAAGTGACACAGGACTTTACCTATGACTCGTGGTTACTAGATGTTCAAGATAACCTTGAAAGTACTTACTACCTGACATTATTGGCACCCAAACTCTTTATGTATGAAATGCTTTCTCATGAGTGGGGAATGTACATTGATGTGGGTGTCAACAGTGTCGGTGTAATGGCTTGTGGCCAACTTGAAGCATCACATGCATTACTACTTAACCAAGCCTATGAAGATTTCAAACAGCAGTTTCAGCCTGTGATCTCACAACCATTTTTACAGGCTCTAAATAACCAAGATTTGAAGCTTACGTTCTTAAATCTATCTGCTTTGGATTATTTTGAACCCAAGGGAGCTGTACATAATGGACATTTTAGACAACAAAACATTTCTGGACGAGGTAAGCAATCTAGAAATTGGCGAGCAGCTTAAGAAGATATCAGAGTATACATTTTCAAACTTTCTTAGAAGTGCGCCGGTTCAGGAAGCAATTGCCAGCAAGACTATTGTTCCTGAAATGCCAGCCATGAGATTTGTCTATCTATATTACCTGTTTAGGAAGATACAAAGCTTTATTGGAGATGAACAGATACTGCGAGTATATGATACTGAGTTTAAAAAAAACAATATTGAGATTCCCACGCTGAAGGATGTAGTTTCCATGTGCAACAAGATGGATATTACCACAAAGACAGATATCTGTCTGATGATTGAAAATATGACTCGTGGTCAGAGTGAGAATATACTGTGGGAGATTTTAAGAGATGGGGTGATATCATCATCAAAGCTACTGAAGGTGATCAAACAGCAGGCAGCGGACAACAAAATTTTTGATCCTCTGCCAATCCAAAAGAATCATTATGTAGCAAGTCCTATTGCATTTGGTGTACGAAATGAAAACACTGTAAAACTCCTCCTGACGCAGTTAATAGCAAAAGAGTCATGGTCAAACACCACCAATTTTGGATTTATGTTGAGTCCAATCGATGGAATATTTGGAGTATCACTTGACATGTGTCTTAAAGCATCTGTAGATGTTCACAACAAGGTTGTATTTTCCTCTCTTACAGAAATATATGAAATAAAGTGCAGGTATAAATACCTGTTTTCAAAATCTGAATTTGATCCAATTTATACAAAGTATGATGCTCTTTATAACAGCCCATGCAAAGCAACTTTGGTGGATTTCATCAGCTCAATACCAAAACCTGCTGTGGAGCACGTTCCAAGAGGCAGAGTTCCCACCCAGAATGATTACCTTTTATCTTTTGATAAGATCTGGAATTTTAATCCCAGGCAGAAGAAGAGGAAGATGACTAATATCCACAAGCTCACTGAACAATGTATGAAATACAATTGCTACACAGAGTCCAAAGTAATCATCTTGACAGATCCCGCCCTAACTTCAGGAAATATTTGTATTAAAGACACATTCTTTGTAGATTTGTATATAAATCCCAGACATGCATATTATTATCAAATTCTTCTACAGTATAAAATCGTTACCAACTACATTCAGTTTAGTCAGAACTCGGGCTCAAAACTTGGCAAGCCTGAGACATATATAGTAACAGCATTTTTCAGAAAGAGAGACTCCAGCGATTTTAAGAGGACATACATCAAGACAGAGTCCAACGTCCTCGACCCTTCCTTGGAAATACCCGTACTGCTCATTATTACACCCGTCTTTATACCCCACGATCCACTGATAGCAACTCTTCAAAAGGCAATAGGATTTTGGCAAAAATCTGTACAAGAAGAGTTTCCATTTTCACCATGGGCCTGCTCATCTCTATGTGCTTTAGGAGACATAACCCCATAATGGATGTTGAAGGAAGACAGATTAATGTTGAAGAGGACTTCGAGGAGTTTACTGAAAATGACGAGCTTCTGATGGAAACCCAGCATTTAAACAAGAAACGCCCTCCCACTCCTTACACTGACGTGTCAATAAAGATTTCTAATTGACAAAAATAGTTTAAAATACATTTATTCAAATTCTGTTTCACTTTCCTCATCTAAAATAGAAGAGGAGCTTTCATGCTGTTTGTACACTGGGTCTATGTTGGTGTTGGGGGTCTTGGTAAATTGAACAGCATCGTAGGCATTTGAGGATAATACACTATATGCCACATGCTTTCTGGAGTAGATGACTCTCACCAGTCGCAGGATAAATGCAGTAAATGCTAGAAAGGGTATTACCGAAATGTTGATGGCTATAGTCTTCTGTATTTTTGCAGCTATGAAAATATTCTCATATCTTACCAGTGGTAAAATAAGAATGATGGATGAAATTACAACTCCAATGTAAAATCCAAATTGGTATTTCATATACATTTGTAACCAGACCTCTGTTGCAAAATACCAAATCAGAGTAATTACAAGATAAAGATTAATGGTTCCAAATACAATATCTGAAACCATTACATAAAAGCTATTTCCTATAGCCATCATAAAAGTCAGGCAAAACACGATAGTTTCCATGGCAAGGACTATTAGGTTAATGTTCATTATAACAGGCTTGAATGTGTTTATAATCTTTTCAAGGAGATTTCCCTTAGGGATACTCCTCCTAAGCTCTGCATTTGTCCATGTACTAGATATGCCAGTGATGTAGAACTCAGTGTGTAACACAGATAGGAGCCAGTGGACACAGTAGACAAATGTTGCTAAGTAAATGTGTTTATATGAAAGTGTATGGATAAAGAGCTGGATAGTCCATAGTTTCAAAAGACTCATAAACAAAAGTGTGGGTGATCCTGTAGCAAAAATCCATTGAGACAAAACGGTTAGACCATCGATATGCTTCTTGGCTCTGTATATTGCAAAGGCTCCAAGAAAGTAATATATCACACAACAACAGTCTGCCAGAAAAGAGAAGGTAATATAAAAAAACATTTCTGGTGCCTCTAAGAAGAGTGTAGGTGTAAGATGCTTGGCTACATTCTTGCCACGCAGATCCATAGAGCTATAGTTCACTAGATTGTTAAAATAGCAGGGGAACCCCAATCCTGGAAACATAGCAGCTATTGGTACCACGGTTGAACAGATAAACATAATTATGTATAGGACCAATAGTTTGCTCCATATTTTATAAATGAAAATATCATTTTTTGATGACTTCATTTTGAAAGTATTGTACAGCAAGGTAACTGCAAATCGCTTTGAAGTTTTAATAAACTGACTCTATCACCTGGAACTTAAATAGCAAGTGTTAGGCGTAACTAAGCTCAAATAGTGATACAATTATGCATGGCATGGTTAAGGGAATTCATTTATTCAATGTTTATCGTGCAAATTATGGCTCATATATTATCTGGAGTATTGGAATTATTCCGCTATTTACTGCTGGCACAGGCAATGACTTATACTGTTTTATCGTGCAAAAATTATCACAACGTGACCTCGAATCTATCCCAGAACAACATGGGGATATCACTAGGCAACATGTGGAATGTGGAAGTAGATTCATACTATGGGAATACGCATTGAGACTACGACATCCAGTCCTGGGTCCTCTGTGTTCTCAAATATGTCAGAAGATGTATGATCTAAAAATTGAAAACAATATCCTTATATCTGCATTGCCCCTGAAGAGCTTACAGGATGCTACCCAAGAACAATTTCCTGCCATCAGATTCGGAGCACTGATATGCGATACAAGGCTAAAACGAAACTCGATGAATAGCAGCTTCACTGTTGAAGAGCTGGATGTCTTTTTAAAGACAAAGACCGATACCTATAGTTTTACTACATGTTGTTTAGAGGCAGTACAAAAGAAAGCTAAGTTGCAGCACAGGGAAATATTGGACTTTTTTGAACAATGTACATACAATGTACCGATAGAAAACACTACCATAGAACTTTATATGCCAAACACTGTTGCTGTAGATATACTCGCTATTAATTCTAATAGCGTTTGGAACAGGGGATTGGTTATATTTTTCAGTGAATTGTATAAAAAAATCTATGGGGAATACTATGGACTTAAGCCACGCTTTGATTACATATTTCCTGGTTTCTTTAAAAGTGGCTCACAGTTTTCACCATATTTTTCATCATTTCCATTTATCAATTTGCAATATACCAGAAATATAACAAGGATAGATAAAAGTTGCGTAGTATCCTCCCCCTTAATCTTATTGGATGTTGCGATGCATTATGAAAATACATCGCTAAGCAATCAATTACTTACTGAATTTGTATTTAAAATTCCTAAGAATTTAAAAAATATTGGCATATCTTGGCCTCTATGGAATATGGAAATAAATAGCCAGTTATGTAATGAGGCCAATGATAGAGTGATACAGATATGCGGGCCACATTATGTTATAAAAATTACATTTACAATAAAATGTCTCTCCCATGCATGTGTTCCATATTTTATGGAAATATTGGAAGAGTATTCCAGTGGTTCTACAAAGAAAAGCTTAAATAACCTTTACAACCACTTTGTCTACTTTATTATGAACTGGTGCCATGAAAACAGTTTCATGTGGGCAGCCTTCTGTAGAAATCAAGTATGCCTTATATCAAGAGACACATTGCAGGAGACTGAGGTAAACCAACTAAGGAGTAAATATGGAGGTAATGTCTCTTGGGAAATAGTGGTAGACTATTACTCATCAATTTCCTCTTTTAGGTTTCACTGAGGATATCCAGACTTCAGGCTACATTACAAGAGACTTTTGGGGACATGGACATAAACGTAGAATGTAACCTTGCAAGTGTTAGCATCTGCTTTATATGGAGACATTTATTATGGCTCGGGTCTAATTGTTCATCTAGCATCAGTCAAAATAGTAACTGGATAAATACTTTACAAGTGCTTTTAAATCTACACTGCTCAAAATACAGCCCAGAAGATATACTGCATACAATTTTGGAAATCATGTGGACCGCTAAAGCACACACAAACTTTTGGTTACTTCCTCAAAGCTTTGCAACTCCTGAACAACCGGCGCCTCCACTTCCTATTGACTGTCTGGGGCCTAAAAATACATACATTTTCACCAAAGCAGGATGTTGCATTTGGAGTGCAGACTGGGCATTACCTGCAAATATATCATATACTAAATACGTGGACAGCCTACTAGAGTTCTACAATATTCTCCAAATAGAGCCAAATGAAACATATCATCAAAGAGTTTTGGATCATCTACAGCAAGTCTTTTATTTATTTTGAGAGTATCCTATACACGACAGCATCCTGGATACAAATTAATTTAATATTTTTTAAAATATTTTTGTTGCTATAATGGTGTGTAAGGAATGTGGGAGAATAAAATAAGTTAAAAACCTTCGCTTTGTTTGGCTCTTCTTGTGAATATGCTTCCTCGAGTTTATGGGATGAACAGAACATTGCAGATATAAGATCCTTACACGTTGGCTCAAAAGACTGAATTGCCTTGTAAATGTTAAAGCTGTTGAGACTTGGTGCCCAGTGTTCTGTTTTGTCCTTATTAAAACCATAAAAATCAACCATGGTAGACAGAAGCACCTCTATACCATGCAGCAGATATGCTGCATCTCTGTAGGGACATCTTGTGTGAATAAACCTTGCTCTTCGGAGGTACTGCAATATGAGTTTCAAGCTCGGTTTCACCATATTTTCAATAGCAGATAACATGGTACATAATTCTGCCAGATAAAAATTATCCGGTTTATAGATTATACATCTTTCTTTCAGTACATGCTGAAACATATCCAAGGTGAACACCTTATCTTCACATGTGACGATACTACAAATAGTAAATCCAACAAAATGTGGAGAATTTAACCTTGCCTTCACATGACTATCGAGGTCTTTTATGTTTAAATTCCCATTTGAGTCAACAAATGTAGGCGAGTTTGAAGCTACACAAATATTCTGGTTTTTGCTAACTTCTAAAACTAGTCTTGGAATAACAGGATATTGGTAAACAACATCCATTGCAATCTGTTTATCACTACACAGTGTGGACATCACCAACTCCATGATTCAAATATCCCATGGGGCAGTACTTCAGTCCAATATCTGAGATGTAAATAGCAAGTCTACTTACTGAGTATAAATAATCAGTAATTTCTATGAAGTTTAAATTTGAATAAGAATCTTTAAGTAACTCCATATCATGTAAACCGGCTACAATATACGTAAAGGGACCCAGTAAAATAGAAATTGTATCTTGTGTGTACCTGACAAATAAGCGCTGTCCCTGATTATCTACAACAGGAGATAATTTGAAGCTCTGAATGATCTCATGCTCCCACAAATTAGTCAGGTCCTTTATCAACTCTCTAAAGGGTGGAACATACTGAGAATAGAAGCTGTTAACAATAGATTGCCCCTTTGAGATACAACTAGATGTAAGGTGAATCCCAGAGTGTTGTAGACCAGAAAGAGATGCCAGGGTGTCTCCAGTTAGTAGGTTACACGAATGATTCTTCATATACATAGGGCTATCTTCACCGGTTTCCTTGGCCTGACGTAACTGGTATTCAAACTGATTAATCTTTTTGAGAAAAAAATCTCTTTCTTCCTCTAACTTATGAATTGTTTCGAATTGTTCATTGATTTGATGAGTTAAACATTTGAAAATATTGTTTGAAACTTGCTTTTTAAGCCCATCTGATGATGTTTCGGAATTGATATCTCCAAATAGCTTGCTCCTATCTACCATTTTATTTGAAACATCAGTTACAAATTCTTCCACTACATCACTGACACCGTTCACTGTTTTATTTTCTGCCAATTTAATGAGTAGCTGCATCAGCTCCTTTTTAGGGTCATTTTTTTTACCAGATTCATCTAAGTGGTTCAAAATATCTTTGTACACATTGGCACTGCTACTGTTTACAATTGCCTTCAATGGACCTGTGTTGAGAAGCTGGCAGATTTTGGCATGCTCTGTAGTTCTGTGACATGCCATAATGGACTCTGACATTCTTTGAAGCGGACTATCAAAGAACACTTGACCATTACCTATAGTGGGAAAGTTTATGACCGCCACATCCACAATCTTGTTTTGGTAAGTACCCGCATATGTACATTTTACAGGGTCATACTCAATTGTAACCTCTAAAAAACTTGGAATATATACAGATGTTAATTTTTCAAGGATAAACAAAACATCAAGTTTCATGGATTCCAAAATAGAAATAATTGTCCTGTTATTTTGCGAAACAGTTGACATATCCTTTCTCAATTTGGCCTTAATTTTATCAGCTACTTTTTTATCTGGGGTTTTGCGGACAATGGGAACAATCCCAAGGGCCATAACCCAATCTACAAATCTCTCATATGATAGTATGGATTTTGAATGTAATATAAAGTTCATGTTTTTTACAACAAGCTCATCTACTGTCATTTTCATGGTACCAAACCAAGACTGAAATGTAGAGATTTTAAATGCGTAATCATCATATTGTTCATGTGACCACCTTTTTCTAATTGTAGACTCGTATCTAGTCCAGTCAAATAAAACATCATCATATGTACAATTAGCCAATGCGGACTTGTAAAGATAGATGAATAACTGTCTAGAGAAGACACCGGAGTTTCTCACTGAATTATATAGTGTCTGTCCAGTAACATAAGAATATTTCCCTTGTAGGATCTCAAAAAGGCAGATAGATTGCTTACTTGGATGTACCACGATGGAACACATATCGAAGTCCTTTTTCCTTAATATGACATCCGACTCAAAAGTTAGGAAAATAGTAAGAGAGATTAAGCTGCTTTCACAAAAGACCACAGAAGATGTTCCAGATGTTGACTGGTTTGACTGTCAATTTGACCCTATAGATGGAGGACCAACACTACCATTTTCTGCGTATGTCATAACAGGTACCGCGGGTGCCGGTAAAAGTACAAGTATATCAGCAATACATCAAAATCTGAACTGTTTAATAACGGGAGCAACCGTTGTAGCTTCTCAAAATCTATCTAAATCACTAAGATCATTCTGTCCTACTATTTACTCTGCTTTTGGCTTTAAATCACGACACATCAATTTGGCCACCCGTCACTTAGGTCCTCATACTAGTCAGATAACCGACATAAATCAAATACAGTACAAGCTCCTGTCCGAATATTGGCCTGTAATACATAGTATTAAGGAGGATTTTATAAAAAAGAAAAAGAGGTCATGCTATGAACACCTAGACTCTGATACTCTAAACCTATGGTCCAGTCTAGGAGTGCCACAGCTTTGGACAACTAATATCATTGTAATAGATGAGGCCGGTACATTATCTTCAAATATCCTCATGGCTGTGGTTTTTTTTTACTGGTTCTACAATGGCTGGATGAGAACCCCTCTCTATAGAAATGGAAAGCTGCCGTGTATAGTGTGTGTTGGATCTCCAACACAGACAGATGCATATCAATCTCTGTTTCACCATAAGAAGCAAAAAAACATGATCTCTGAATGTGATAATATTTTATCTCTTCTTATTGGAAATAAAACAGTGGCTAACTATGTAAGCATAAACAATCATTGGGCATTATTTATAAACAATAAAAGATGCACAGATCCAGAATTTGGCCATTTACTGAAGGTTTTAGAATATGGATTGGAACTATCTGATGATATTATCACATATGTGAATCTGTTTGTAGTCCCGCAAGCACAGATCCTTAATCCAATGGAATTTGTTGGATGGACAAGATTATTCCTATCTCATATTGAGGTAAAAAACTATCTGACATCCTTACATAATGCACTGTCGCTGGTTTCTGAGAATTCTGAATGTGCCCTTTTCACATGTCCTATAATATGTGAAGTGTTCAATGCAGCCCTGGATGAATACAAAAATACAATAAACTTACCCAATATCACAGCCATTGAATGGTTGACTAAAAATTTGTATCGACTGAGCAATTATTCACAGTTTGTTGATCAGGACATGACTGCTTCCAGCACAGAGATTTCTGAAACATCAACAAAAGTTACATACGTTACTAAATTTGTCAAGAATAGTTATGTATCTGTAAATGGGAAGACAAAAAAGTGTATATGTGGATTTATGGGGACTTACGAATCATTCAAAAAGGTCATTGATAACGAAACATTCTTAGACAATTATGCTAATGAACAACCGCAACACGTGTATTACTTTCTAAGTATACTACTGTACAATTCCATGTACTCATTCTACAATTATGGTATAGACACTGGAAACTTTGATTACCTGCAAAAACTGAATGAGATACCAATTGCTCAGTGCCTATTACGTTGCGACAGTGATACAATAAATATGGAATGTATGGAATTAGAACAAGACCTATTCTACTTAAAAACTGTACCACCTCCAGGCGTAAATTCTGTCAGCCTTGCCATGATCATTATGATATATACCAACTTAAAAGATATTTTCAATAGCAGGTTAGGAGTAGCAATTGAATGTTTTGGTAAACCCTTTTTGCAAAAGGATTTCAGTACATTCACCAGAAATATGATAATCAGAAACAACGTTGACTATGTTTGCATGGATAAAATAATAGGTCTTCTGGATTATGCATCTACAATAGAATCCTATCAGCTAAAGGGATATACGTTTGCTCCCATATATTTTGGACGCCCATTCCAAAACACAAACATCAGTCAGGACCTAAGAGATAAAATGCCAAATATGATTGTGCAGGATTCTATGGGGTTTATAGCCTGTCTAGAAAACAATATTTCAAAAATGAATGAAATAGTCGAAGGAGGAAACCCAATACATCTTTGCAGTGTTGGTGATTATGGAATAAGTTCCAAACTTGCCATGACCATTGCCAAATCCCAGGGTCTGTCATTGGACAAAGTAGCTATATGTTTCGGAAATCATAGAAGAATCAAGAAAAGCCATGTCTACGTTGCTCTATCCAGGGCTAGAGATCCAAAATATATAGTTATTGACAAAAACCCACTGGTGGATCAAGAATGTGAACAAGATGTATGCACGTCCACCAGACACATCGTTGAGGCTTTACATAACCCAAGCACCCTGTTGGTATACTGAATAAATAATACAATGTAACATAATATGAAATGTGTGGTTTATTGATTTATTGAGAATTAATACAACACAGAAAATTCATTCATGTGCAGGAAAGGGTAAACTATGTTCACCTCAAATCATATATAATACTGCCAAGTTCAGTTCAGCCAGGGCCAATTGTATTCATCCTCCTTTATAGGGGGTGTATCCAGCATGCTATGTTCAGAATAATTTGTATTTGCTTTTATTTTCTTGTGACTGTCCGAAAAGGCTCCAGTATTTGGAGTTCTGGATCTTTTCCCAGGGATATCTGTAGTTTGTCCTATAGGGGGGCGCATAAACACAAACTCATCTTCTTCATCAGATGAACTGGTACTCTCGACAATGTTTAAGGACTTTGACACCATAGATTCCATCATGCTCGCACCATATGAGCTACCTTCATCGGAGGAATATTCATCCTCTCCTAATTCATCCTCCTCATCACATTCTATGTCAGAAAAGCTTTCTTCATTTGAGGAATAATCATAGTTATACTGTTCTTCACTATCCTTCTCTGGGTTGGCAAACTTTGGTCTAGTTGGAAGAATGTCATGAGGACCAGAATATCCTTCTGGATAAAACACGTCATCGTCTTCCAATATTGATCTTACATCCTTTATTGATGGAGTAGAACCCGAATAAGCAAGCTGCACAACAGATGAAAATGGTGGAAATTTGAAGTATGTAGTTTTCTTTCTGCTAGGTGCGCCTTCCAAGTCAAACAATCTGTCTGAGGTAGCAGAGACTTCATGTTCAGTTTTCTTAGTCTTCTTTAAAAACATGGCCATTTTATGCAATTGTCCAGTCAATCATAGACTTACCATGCTCTGTCAGGTATTTATTAGCTTCAAGAAAGTGGCCGCAGCCCAGAAACTTCGGCCAATGACAATTACCACTATTCTTGGCAGCCAATGGAGAAGGGTGTTGTGATTTAAGCACCAAATGTTTACTACTGTCAATTAAAGAACTTCTAACTATTGCTTTACTTCCCCATAACATAAACACACACGAGTTGAGTTTGTTGGACAGACACGTGATAATGTGGTTTGTGAACCACGCCCACCCAATGTCACTATGTGACCCGGGTTTCTTGGCTTCTACAGTTAACACTGTGTTTAATAATAACACACCCTGTTTAGCCCAGGATTCCAAACAACCATGAACAGGATGAGACAACTGAGGGTAACAATTAGCAAGTTCTGTAAATATATTTCTTAAGCTGTGAGGAATTGGTAGTCCCTTATTTACACTAAATGCATACCCATTTGCCTGACCACCATGGTATGGATCCTGGCCCAATATCACAACCTTTATATCCTGAGGTTCACACACATAAGACCATGCCATTATTAAGTTTTTTGGTGGGTAAATTATACAAGAGTTTCTTAAAGTCTCTATAGTCTTGATTAAGCAATAAAGCTTATGTTTCAAAAATGCACTAAGATCTAAAAAATGTAACCATTTTGGTGAGATAAGTAAACATTCATCCGAAATATGCTCTTCTAGTAAGGCCGGCCACATGTTCCTCTTTAACCAATTGTCCATCGTTTCCTATTGTTCCTGGTCTCTACT